CTGGTGGACCTGTTGGCCCTCAAGGAGTCAAAGGGCAAAAAGGAATCAAAGGTCCGGCTGGTGGACCTGTTGGACCTAAAGGGAGCGAAGGCCCTATTGGACCCACGGGTCTCAAAGGAATTAAAGGACCTGCTGGTGGGCCTGTTGGCCCTCAAGGAGTCAAAGGGCAAAAAGGAATCAAAGGTCCGGCTGGTGGACCTGTTGGACCTAAGGGAGACAAAGGCCCTCAAGGAACCAAAGGACCTGCTGGTGGACCCATTGGTCCACAAGGACCACAAGGACCACAAGGACCACAAGGACCACAAGGACCACAAGGTCCACAAGGACCACAAGGACCACAAGGACCACAAGGTCCACAAGGACCACAAGGACCACAAGGACCACAAGGTCCACAAGGACCACAAGGACCACAAGGACCACAAGGACCACAAGGACCACAAGGACCCAAAGGTCCCCAAGGCCCCCAAGGAGTCGAAGGACCCAAAGGTCCCCAAGGAGTCGAAGGACCCAAAGGCCCCCAAGGAGTCGAAGGACCCAAAGGCCCCCAAGGGGTCGAAGGACCCAAAGGTCCCCAAGGAACTAAAGGACCTGCTGGTGGACCCATTGGCCCCAAGGGAGACAAAGGCCCTCAAGGAACCAAAGGACCTGCTGGTGGACCCGTTGGTCCCAAGGGAGACAAAGGACCTACAGGTTCCGATGGCCCTACTGGACCAACTGATTGTGCCGTAGTTAAAGCTTGTTTAAGCACAGGTAGCGGATTCACTATTGGGGGAGCTACAATGGTAATTCCCATCTATACTTACGGTGGTCTCATTAACACCGGCTCCGGAAGCATTTCCGGAACTGGGACTATCAGTATGACTGGAGGAGCTACTTTTGGCGGCACTACGACGATAAGCATTCTGACAGGCACTGGTGGGTTTTCATTGAATGGCTCAATCGTTACGGGGTTAATGGGCCTTACGGGGGCAGGAACTTTTGCTTGGGGCGGAGGCTGCACGGGCACGTTCACTGTCAACTCTCCAGTTACTACTACATGTGGAATTATAGACTCTCACGCTACTAATGGAGTAACTTCTACCGGAGGATTTGGGGTAGGAAGCACAGGATACGGCATTAATTCGGCAGGAGGTGGGCTGTTTAACGGACTGCATGTTAAAGGTCTCAAGGGCTGCTCCGATGTCGGCGCACAATTTGATATTCCAGTAACCACTCTATGTGACGTTACGGTTGGGGGAGATTTAGCTGTCGAAGGATGCGACTTTACGAGTACTTGCAGCACGTTCAACATTCTAGCTAGCTCTAGCGAAGTTAATTTTGCTACATCTTCTCTAACCACGAACATCGGAAATGGGGCGGGAGCTACAATTAATCTTAACGCGGCGACTATAGACTCAACCGAGAGTAGTCTTACGTTGTGGGGTACGCCAACGGAAATATACTTCGGGACAAGTGCGGGAACAATAGGGTACGGGCAGACTGATACAGAGCACACTTTCAATGGAAATCTTACAGTAACAGACTCCGGTAATCTAACCGTAGATGGTCTCACTGTTTTAAATCAGACTCTTGAGGTTACTGGCTTATCCTCTCTAGACGGTGGGATAGATGTAGAAGGAGCAAACTTTACAGTAAGTGTAGCTGGAGCAATTGACACAGTTTCTACTTTAGACGTAACTGGCTTATCCTCTCTAGACGGTGGGATAGATGTAGAAGGAGCAAACTTTACAGTAAGTGTAGCTGGAGCAATTGACACAGTTTCTACTTTAGACGTAACTGGCGCTACTACCCTGTCCAGTACATTAAATGTTACGGGTATTAGTACCTTTACTAGCGCTGCAAATTGCCTCGACACACTTAATAGCGCTTCTACTACCTCGTTAGCAACCGATGGTGCAGCCACAAGCACTGGGGGGCAGCTTACAATAGGAACTCTTGCTACTGCAACAGGGTGTCCATCTATATTAGTTAATGGAGGTAGTGGGCTAGTAAAAGAAATCCCTGTCGCTACGCTGCGAGACGATTGCAACCTAAAAGGCGAGAAGGGTCCTGAAGGCCCTCAAGGTCCACAAGGTCCACAAGGACCACAAGGACCCAAAGGTCCCCAAGGAGTCGAAGGACCCAAAGGCCCCCAAGGACCACAAGGACCCAAAGGCCCCCAAGGGGTCGAAGGACCCAAAGGCCCCCAAGGAGTCGAAGGACCCAAGGGTCCCCAAGGAGTCGAAGGACCCAAAGGCCCCCAAGGAGTCGAAGGACCCAAAGGCCCCCAAGGAGTCGAGGGACCTAAAGGTCCTACGGGCGCTGGAGGCTCCGCAGGAGCTAAGGGACCTACAGGTTCCGATGGCCCTACTGGACCAACTGATTGTGCCGTAGTTAAAGCTTGTTTAAGCACAGGTAGCGGATTCACTATTGGGGGAGCTACAATGGTAATTCCCATCTATACTTACGGTGGTCTCATTAACACCGGCTCCGGAAGCATTTCCGGAACTGGGACTATCAGTATGACTGGAGGAGCTACTTTTGGCGGCACTACGACGATAAGCATTCTGACAGGCGCTGGTGGGTTTTCATTGAATGGCTCAATCGTTACGGGGTTAATGGGCCTTACGGGAGCGGGAACTTTTGCTTGGGGCTCAGGCTGCACAGGTACATTCACTGTCAGTTCTCCAGTTACAATGGAGTGCGATCTTAACGTAAAGGGCAATACTTTCCTAAAAGGAGACTTAACAATTGATGGCTGCGACATCAAAACGACAGACTGTAGTGAGTTCAACTTATTTAATCACAGCGGGGATAATCTCGCTTACCTGAATATAGGAGGCTCTACTGTAGATATTAATTACGGAACAAGCGGAACCTCTCATAGATTTAGCGGCGGCCACATGGAGTTAATTGGCAAAGGGATGGGCTCTAATGTCACTGGGTATAAGATAACTTCGAACGCTACAAACATAGATATATTTAATGATGGCTCGCACGCCAACAGCATCGGTAATTTATTTGGCCTCCAAAGCTCAGGAATTAACCTTGGTAACGTTTTCTCTATTTTTACTAATTCTGGCGACACTCAGCTAGGAAGTGATTGCAGTAATATACATGGCATAACGGGAATAATAGATCATCATTGCGGCGACGCGAATTTCAACTTAGACCTTGGGAACACGTATATTCATAACAATTTATACGTAGGGGAAGACTTAATTGTATCCGGAAGCGCTGTAGTAGATGAGGACCTCACCGTTAAGGGGAATACTATTCTTGGAAATTCCTGCAGCGATACTCTGACCGTAGACGCAACAGCAACCTTTAGTTGCGATACTACTTTTGGAAACACTTGCGAGGACAGCACTACCGTACAGACCTTTATTTCAACCTGCACGACAGACTTAGCTCAAAATGGAGACGATACTTCCATTCACGGGGCTCTTAACGTTAAGGGAAACGCTGTCTTACAACAAGACTTAGCGGTCAATGGCTGCGATATAACCACTACTTGCACTGCGTTCAATTTAATAAACGACACACCTACCACCGTAAATTTTGCGGGAGCAGGAACAACAATTTCAATGGGGGCTGGCGCAGCGGCTACGATAAATCTAAATGCTGGCTCAATAGAGTCTAACGCCTCTAGCGTAAATTTGCTCACCACTCCGAGCGCAATTCAATTCGGGACCGCAGCTACCTCCATAGATATTGGAGCGGTTGGAGTTAGCATGGTAACGGTTCAAGACCGATTAACCGTTGGAGATATACCCAATTATGATAGTTGCACCCTCTTAACTCATGAGGCGGGAGTGGTCAGCTATGTTGAAGCTAGTTATCTCAGGGATAACTGCGACATGAAAGGGGAAAAGGGGCTCAAAGGAAACCTTGGCCCTCTTGGCCCTCTTGGCCCTCTTGGCCCTCTTGGTCCATTTGGTCCTAATGGTAGCGATGGCTCCAAAGGTCAAAAGGGAACCGAAGGCGCTGCTGATAAACACGCAATCGTGGAAGGACTTGCAAAAGAAACTTTTGTAGGATTAACTTGCGTAGAAATGCCAGAAGTTAGATTCGAGGATATAATTTCTATAGAGACTTCCGGCAATCTGAATATGAGCTATAAAATTGACGAAGAATTTATCCACGTATGTGAAGAAGGCACTATTGAGGCGATTGGTTACACGACCTCTTCTCCGTGCTTATGCGGAATCGAAGTTGAGAACGGAATTATAAACATTAAATTTAGTAATCATATTCCAAGAAAAATAATTTTAAAATTAAGCGGTATACGCAAAGGTAGAAAAAAAACTAGATTTCCCGTATTCTCAGAAGAGGAAATGGATCAGAATAGACAATTCTGGGGTAGCTGGAGAAAGGATAAATAATGAGCTTATTAGGATTACCATGCGGCATTGGGAAAAATGATTTAGAGAAATGCGGGCCGGGATTAAAATGCGAGGCTATACCGGGGTTAGGAAATTCATGTATCAATCCTTGCGAGAGCGGGGGGATGGAAGGCTTCGGTGGAGAAGGCGGGGCGACTTCGGGAGGCAGAGCAACGTGGTATCAAAATGATCCTGATAAGCCAAACTATGGGGAATGCATACAGGGGGTAGGAGGAAGTACCTCTAGCGGTAGTCAATCAAGCACCTCGAACGTCCCTGCTTCAAACACTTTAAATACAAGGCAAGACGCTAATGCAAATAGATTTTGCTTGTGCGCGATTGATGTGGGGTGTGGTCCTGCTCCTGCTGGGCCTCCTGCGGGAGAATTAGTTTTCAATATAATGTGGTTAACTCCTAGTTATAATACCCGCGACGCCGTGTTCGGGGATTATGGAGACTTTGGCTCCGGAGCGCAGTGCTCTCATGGTAATTATAATTGTGATAGACCGCGAGTTACTCTAGCCGCTATGTGGTTAAAGAGGGATGATAACAATGAAATTTGCGTTGAAGGACCTTGCTGTAAGAATGGAGGAGACGGAACTAAAGCTATTGACCCTAGAGTAACAAAAGCTGGGGATAAAGAGTGTCCGAGTGGTAGCGCGGATCAGGAGTGCTCGAACATACTTCCGGGAAATACTAAAAATGGAGTAGCTCAAACGTTCGGTCCAAACACTAAAGGGTGCGAGGCTTTAGAGTTTTACTGTGATAATGTGGTGTCTTGTTATAGAACGGCGGCATTTAGCAATGGGGTTCAAGATTTATTTGATATTGGTCCAGACGATTTTGGGGGATTCTCAGCCTTTAAAGCTACTGTTAGCACGCCTCCTGAGGGAGAGACTTACGAGCTTAATGTATATGGACATAGTGGGGAAAAGGGCCAATGTAAGGGTAAGGTATGGGTTCACGAAATGACTAAAGATAAAACCAACTCTCTAGGAGTAAAGTCCTTCAGCAGCGCTGGGCCTCCTCGTCAAGAGGACGCGTCGGGTTGGCGCTACCAAGAAGCGCCAAATAACCCTTATACTTATTGCAGCACTACAATAGGAGGGCCTAACCCAAAAGCTCTCGTAGGGCAAGCCGCATTACTCGCTACGATTACTCTTTTACCGGACGGCACATGGACTATATCATGATCATAGCAGAATATAAAAAAATTAAAAAAAATATACTCTCTAATTTTTGCGATCAAGAAGACGAGACTCTTCAGAATAACTGTTTAATAGCCGAACTATTTGACGTTCAATTAGTGGACGCTACCGACGAAAAGCCTATCGTCATTAAAGGGGGCATAGGGGAATTAAAAATAACAAAAAATAAAAATTTTTATACTCCAAACCCTAATTCGTGGACCGCAACGGCCTCCCAAGGACACTTAATTACGTATTTCACCTCTATTAAGCAGAAAAATAGAAATAAACGGGAAATGGATAAAAACCCTGCTCCGGGAAAATATATATACGATATAGTTCGGGAGAGCATAGAGAGTCAACCTAAACCTCCTACAGTGAAGGAGATGAGCAGTAACTTCGCTAAAGCTACGTCTAAATGGGTAAAATCAGGATTTAAAATAGTTACTAAAAAACAATTCTCGAAAAGATTAGAAGCTTGTAGGAGCTGTTCTTTTTGGGACGAGTCTGCTAGACTTGGGATGGGAAAATGCAATCATAAAGGGTGTGGCTGCACCAAAGGAAAGCTGTGGATGGAAACCGAAAGCTGCCCTATTGAAAAATGGAAATAAAAGAAAGATATCAAGTAGTTATCTCTTCGTATAATTGCGCCTATTTTCTTAAGCGTTGCCTCGAAAGCGTAGATGAAGTATTTAAAAATAAAAAATGGATACTCGTTTTCGCTGACGACGGAAGCACCGACCATACAGCAGAAGAGCTAGAAAAAATTACCCCCAATTTAAGTTATGACTTTTATATAATAAAAAAATTTACTAAGTCTTACAGCGTTGGAGCGGCAAAGAATAGAGCCTTAAAGTTAGCTAAAAAATACGAAAACGAATATCCCATTATTTGCGCTATGGACGCGGATGACGAGATGGGCCCAGATAGGTTAAAGTTATATCCTGAAATGGAAAGACTACAAGCCTCCTTTGTTTATGGGGGATATAAAATATTTCAAAACCGAGAGGCTTGCAGCTTAGTCGAGGCGAGCGACGTAAAAGAGCATTTAAAATTTGCATGGTGGGCAACTTTATTCCACGCGAGCTTGATTCCTGAAAGTGGGAAATTTTTTCGTGAAGACTTTAAGGCTTATGAAGATATAATGAAATGGTGGGAATTATGCTACGAAGACGGAGTAGAAATGTGTCCTGTAGAAGATTTAATAACTCATCATTATTTCAAGAGAAATCCTTCGGTAAGCACTTCAGTGGGTCCGGAGGAAAGCAGGAAGCTACTTTTAGAAAAACATAAGATTTATCCTGTGCCTAATTTTGAAAAATGCCTTAAGGCGTGCGATGAAAATTGCGCTAAAGTTACTTAGTTAGCTTTAGCTTTTACCTTTTGCCTTTTTGATTCTATCGATGAATTCGAAGATTTTATCTTTAGGCATGTCGTTAACAGAGTTCATCTCTTCTGCCCCTTCAATCTTCTCCTCTACAAGTTTAGCTTTTATTTGAGAAAAGGGCACTCCTTTTTTCTTCATAGTTTCTTCGAGAAGACTAGCTGGGGAAGTAGCCCCGGACGATACATCTGAGGAAGACTCATTTGATTTAGGCCTTAAGAAGCCCTTCGCGAGCTCTTCTCTTGAGACGACGTTAATCCTTAGAAAGCTGCGGATGCAGCGAGCGAACGCCCTATTTTCTGCGGTGGACGCAAGGTAGTAAACTCCAGCTATTCCCGTAGTATTGTTAAGTGAAGATTCTCCTATTGCAGAAAAAGTAACTTCTTTGTTTTCGGTTTCGAAGTTGGGAGCCCAAGTTATTCTGCACGTAGCGACTACGTAATCTGGGGAAGGGGATACCACTTCATAGTTAACGCTTGTATACCCTCGGATTTGAGCGAGCTCCTTTAGGCCTCCTAGTAATATGCAAAGGTCGCGATCTTCTAATTTAGAAATGTCGGTTTCAGAAAGAGTTTTGCTTGGGTTAGGGTAAAGATAGCAGTCTTTTACCATTTTTCTCCAATCAATTAATCCGTCTTCCGTAAAGTGATATTTAACCGAATCGTCATCAATAAGACCTCCGGAGTTACGGGTGACGCCCATCTCTGGTAGTTCTGTTTTCTTTTTCCTCATGTGGATAAGCTTAAAGCATTTATTTTTTTAAGTCAATACATTTTTCTAGTATCCAGTAAGTATCTAGATTTTTCCAAAACTTATCGTCTTTTAGGTATATATTTTGTACAGACTTTTTAGACTGAGCTTCAGTATTTGAAAGCCATGAGGCTTCACTAGTATATATTTTCCCATTACTAAGCGTATACTTATTAGATAAGTAAACACATTTTTTTAAATCACAAAGAGCAGATATTTTTTTCTTAGTTTTCGTATGAGGATTCTGAGGGAGGATGTTACCTATATCCATGTAAATCATTTTTTTATGATTAGTTTCCTTTACTGAGAGCTCGGAAATTAATATTACAGAGACTCCTAAATTTATACAAAAACGACAAAACTCTTCGTCATCATTCGTTTTTTGAACCATATATACGATTTCATTTATATTACTTTTAAAATTTTCTAAAATTTTAAAATTAATTCTACGGTTAGTAACTATGGTGCATTTTCCCTGCTCAAGCTGCTTGGATAAGTAGCTCTCGTCATAAATGAGGTCCATACGAAAAATTATAGAAGAAACCCCCATCGAAGTTAAATTAACAGACTGATTAGGGATGCTTTCGACAAACTCCATTCCGTCCTTATTTTTTTCGCCTATGTATATAGTTTTAAAAGGAAAATCTAAATCTATATTAAAAAAGCTGCAAATCGACTTAGCAACATCTTCAGGCTTAATTTGATTAATTGGCCTCCCGTCAAAAGCGTCGTCCTTGCAGCCGGTAAGAGAGTCGCAGTTTTCATTCCAATAGGGGGAAAACGGGGACGCTTCACGGTTCCTAACTAGAGAAATAGACCTTAAGCCTAAAGACGTTGCGACGTGCAAAGAAAAAGAGTTTCCTGAGACTAGAAGTTTTGACTTTTTTAAAACGTAAGAAATCTGATTGTAAGTAGTCGTTCCGTTAGTCCGATGGATATTTTCTAGTCGTGGGCTATCCGGAGGTCCTATTTGAAGCGTGTAGATTCCTTTTTTTCGCAGAGGCTCAGATATGAGATTTAAGACTTTTTGCCAATGCTCATATACGAATAAGGGATCGACGGAAGATGAGTCAATCACGATATAATTATCATAAAGAATAGGATAGTAGGAATCTCTAATTTTAGGCTTATCTACCTTTAAGTTGCAAGATAAAGCGTAATTTTCTAAAAAGTTCATAACACGCAGTAATTCGTCACGTCCCGATTGAAGTGATGAAAATTTAAATTATTTAGTTGTGGCGTATAAACTACATTAAAATATTTTTTCTCTTCTATTTCTTTTACGTTATTATGGTACTCGTCATAGGTAATGACCTTATGGATAAAGTCGTTACCCTCAAGTATGGGGAAAAATTCTTTTCGCGTGGCTACGTATAAGTTAAATCCTTTGTAGCTTTCCTTAATTGATTTAAAGAGGGACGTGCAAGAGAAGATGTCTATCGGATCATCCGGTATTACAAATAAAAGTCTTTTACCCTCGTCATCTTCATCCACTATACCTTTAAATTTATTCTCTTCTTTTTTTACATTATCTTTCAGAGCTACGCGCCGGAAGTATTTTTCTATAACCCCAGAGGGAGTCCCTTTATTAAGCTCGGTCAACCAGTACTTTAGCCCTTCGTCATCGTCTGCCACCTCTGTTTTTAGGATAAGCTTATAAAGTAACTTAATCCAGTGAGACTGGCTGTCCGCGACTGGAATCTTAGCATTAGGATCGCACTTTTCCATAACCGGAAAGTCTTTTGCTTTTATTTTAGGGGAAGAGTCTATAAAGTCTTCTAGTTTTTTACCGATAACGTTTATCGAGAAGTTATCTATAACCCAACGCCTAGCTTTTTTACCCATTTCTTTGCGCTGCTCTAAATCCATTTTATAAACTTTTTCAAGTTGTAACGCGATAGAGTCCGGATGAGTGGAAGCTTTAATAAAATTACTCCCAAATTCTCTATACTCAGACCATTCTAATGGTAGCGAGCAAGCCTCTTGTTCGCACATTTCAGCTCCGCAGCTATAGTTAGTAACTAAAGTGATTAATTCTGTTAATTTAGCTTCTTGAATAGGTATTTCTTGACCTCCGGAGGTGAATGGATGACAGTAAGCGTCCATTAAATTATAAACTTGATTTAACTGATTTTCGTCTACGCCCATAGAAACTCCCGTAGAGTTTAAGGAGTTTTCATTTTCGCAACAATTACATCTTTTATTAGGCCCCTCATAAGGCTTAACTGAGAAATTTCTACATTTAGAGCAAATGTGAGTAACGAGTATGTCATTTACGTTTATCTTTTGCTCTTTTGCAAGGGATAGTATAGGCCACCCCTCTTCCATATGAGTGTGAAGGAGAAGTTTTGCGTTGCTGTCCGGATTTAATTTTTTAAATTTTTTAAATCCTTGAAGTAAGTTTGGTATAGACTTGCGGAGCTGGTTCCTAAATACGAAGCCTATCAGAAAATCTTTTTCACTTATGTTGTTCTTTTTCCGAAGTGACGACTTTTCCTGAGCTGAAAGAGGAAAGAAGTCTTTATCTTCTAGAGCTCCGTGTAAAGTCTTAACGTTCTCGTAACCGATTCGATTAAGTTCTTTAGTGGCAAAGTTACTCCAGACCCAATAGTTTTTAACTTTTTTAGCTGTCTCTATAGCTGTAGGCAGAATAGGTAAAGAATCTAAGGTGGTCCATATTGCGGAGGTAATTTTATTAAACCATTTACGATTAGTTGCAAAATCAACGCCCCATATATCTTGAATAGCGATGTAAACGTCTGGCTTTTCTGCTTCGACTACGTTATCTAGATAATATGCGCCATAGGCAGCGATCTTATTAATTGTAGGGTCTTTTTCTATTTCTTGAATTTTTTTTCGCGAAGCAGGGAGGCATCCGATAGATTTCCAAGGAGTTCTAGGAAGGTCCGGATGCTTTTCGGAAAGGCCGCAGCAATAGTGCACAATATCATACTTACCCGTTCGATATAGGTAAGATAGAATTGTTTTGGCGTTTTTAGCGAATCCTGTTTTAAGTAACGAAAAATCGCTTTGAATTAATACTTTTCTTCGGGACATCAAAAGTCAAAATTTTCAGGCTCTTTATCTTCAGTAGGCTGAATAGCCTTTTTAACTTTAGGTTCAGGAGAGGGCTCTTCATTTTCGCTTTCTCCAAATGATTTAAAGCTTTTTCTGACCATTTCATCAAAATAAATTGATAGGGAGCGTGCTTCAGCTTTACTAAAGCCAATTCTAAATTGGACTTGGTTCGTAGAGTCCTCTTTATCTTCTTTTGTAACCGAAAGAGCGTAGCCGTTCCTTCCGTCTTTAGAGGTTATAGGGACAAAGCTAAATTTTACAATTTGCTTTTGGCTAGAATGGTATCCATTAACTCCCGCATCTTTTAATTCAATATTATTCTCTATAACTTCAATAAAGCCGCAAACTTCTACGGCATTAAATTTAACGCGGGCGTGCTTGTTGGTATCGCGATTAGCGGCAAAAGAGCCTCTTTTCTTGTTGGAGTCCCAAGCGGACTGCTTTAATAAACTGCACCAAAAAGACCCGTCCTTACTATTGAGCCAGAAAGAACAAGCGGTTCCGGTATTACTAGGGTTTGCTTTAAAGAAGCTTAACATGGGTATATAATATTTTTTTTATCTCTAAATGTCAAGGATTTCTTCAACGTCTTCTGAGCCCCTTATTTGAGATAATTTTGTAAATACCTTTTCGCTTTTAACGACGATATCGTCAGCAAAAATCACATCTTCGAATTTAGTGCCTTGAACAAGAATTATATCATTTGCTTTAGCTCGGTATTTACTTTTAAAAGAATCCATCTTCTCATTAAAGATCATTACTTTTATAGAACCAGAATCATCGCTTACCTGCATACGCATGTAACGACTTTTCTTGGCTGAGCGTGAAACTCCGCTGTACGGGTCTTCTTCGAGGGAGCCTACAAATTTAACTTTATGTCGCAAAGGGACCTCGCAAGCCGTCCTTACCGAGATGAGCCCAGAGTGATCTTTGTCGAAAATATTTTTTAAAGATTTGTTATAGGTATATCCGAGTAAAAATTTTTCGTAATACCAGTTAGCGAAAGACTCAGACACTTTATTAATATGGAAAATTTTAGCATATGGAGCGGATTTTTTTCTAATAGTTTCTACTCGGCTGTCTTTAATGAAGGGCTTTCCTTTTTCGTCTAAATTATCTTTTAAATATTTAATTATATCTACTAAATTATAATTAAATTTACCCCCAAGTCTTTGGCACAGGGTTTTCTCTTTAGAGGTGAGGATATTCCAGAGCTGAGATTCGTATACGACCTTAGTCCTGCTTTGTTTAAAATCTCCCTCTAGAGCTCCTGCTTGGATAAGAGCACACAAAGAGCCGATGTTAAGTCCGGCTTGCTTAGCTGCTTCGAAGATTTCAAATTTTGATTCGTATTCTTGCTTGAAGGACGCGAGTTTTTCTATAGATTTATCAGATATTCCCTTGATAGAGAGTAGGCCGAATCTAATATCCTTCCCTTCAGCGCTAAAGTCCATTTTAGACTTAGTTAAATGGGGAGGTAATAGTTTAATTTCAAATATATCCATTTCTTTATGAATCTTCGAAATTTCATTAATTGGATCAGGCTCGTGTCGAGTCATCTTAAGCAAGCTTAAGAAAAATTGTTGAGGATGGTTAAATTTTAAATATACCGTTATAGCGGCTAGGGCAGCGTACGAAATAGAGTGAGACTTGTTAAAGGAGTAATTAGCTGAGTCTTCTAAGATTTTCCATAGCACGTCTCCCACGTCTTCAGAAAGGCCATTTTCTGTTATTTTGTCTTTAATTTTCTTTTTCCATTTTCTTACTTCAGACACCTTCTTTTTGCCTACGATACGACGTAAGATTTCAGCCTCATCTAATGTGAACCCTATTTTATGAGCCATTTTCATTAACTGCTCTTGGTACAAGGCTACGCCTCCAGTTGATGTCAAGATGTCATCAAAGAAGGGGTGGATAGCCTCGTATACATCATTATTTGTATAATTAGCGTACTGGTCAACAAACGCCAAGGCTCCGGGGCGAGCAAGAGCTAAAACAGCGCTTAGCTCATCAAGGTTTTTAGGTTTGACTTTTCGACAAACTTTAAAATTTGTTTCCGCTTCAATTTGAAAAAGTCCATGAGGGGAGCGTAAATCATATAAATTTTGATAAATACTTTCGTGAGCAAGGTCTATGTCTGTAGCTTTAATTCCGACTTTCTTGCAGACATCGTCAACTACGGAAACGGCCCTTAGCCCAAGTATGTCTAATTTTACATTAGAGATTGACGCCCAGTTCATGTCGAATGAAACTACAGAGCTTTTTTTATCGGAGGTAAGCTCTAAGGGACAGCTTTCTTCTAGTGGGTCGTAAGATATGATGACGGCAGATGGGTGAACCCCTTTATTTTTAACTAAGCCTCGCAGCTTTAAGGCTATGTCGTACACTTCTTCGTTCTCCTCGCACCAATCGCGAAAATCTTCGACCTCCTCGCGGGCTTCTCTTATATCTTTTACTTGACCAAATACTTTAGGAATCATCGCAGAGACAGTGTTCATCTCTGTTTCTGTTTTTGCTCCCGCGATCTTGCCGCATTCTTTTATTAGGAGCTTTGCGCTTAAAGTGTTAAAGGTTAAAATTTTGCTAGTTTTTCCAGAGAATTTTTCCGCTAAATATCGTAAAACTCTTTGGCGATTGTAATAGCAAATATCCAAATCTACATCGCACATTAGAGCTCCGTCTAGGTAGATAACGCCATCCACCTCCTTTTTTTTAGCTCTAATTTTAGAGACAAATCTTTCAAAGAATAGGTCATTTTCTACAGGGTCAATTTTAGTAACGCCCATTAAATATAAAATAAGACTACCAGCCGCGCTTCCCCTCCCTAGTCCGGTAGGAATCATTTCTTGATTGCAATAGTTAATTACGTCCCATACCAATAGGATATAATCAATAAAGCCTAAATCTTTTAAGGTAGAGAACTCATATTTAAATCTTTCTATATATTTTTCATTATATACGTTTTTATCTTTTAAGGCTTTAATGCAAACGCTTTTTACAAACTCTTCATTATTTAGGTTTTCGCTTAACTTTAAGCTTCTTTTTTGCTCATTAGAAACTTTAAAGGAAGGAAGTCTTACTCCATGCAGGGGGAGATTTATTTTTTTAATTTTACTTAAAGCGTTCATTAGTTATTGTGTATGAAATCTATGGAGTAAGTCCGGTAAATTTTTTTGCCCTCTTTTTTAATTGCAGCGACACATTGCACGCAAAACTCTCCGTCCGCGATTGCCGTGGGGTTTAATTTAAATTTTTTAGCAAAGCTCGTTTTGACGATGAATTGCCCCATATCTATATGCCCTATTTGAATGGTCGGATTATTAACGTAATTTAGTCTAAGCTCAGGCTTCATGGGATCGGTTTTTTGTAAAATGCAAGGGCAAGCGACTAGAGCGATATCTTTGTCTTTGCTTATTTCGTTTTTCATGTTTTGGGTAAAGTTAGGAGTATAGTAATTGTCTCCGTTCGTTAAAAGAAGCCATTCTGAATTTAAATATTTTTCTATAATTATGTTCCTTAAGCTATGCCCGTAGTCATTATATCGAGACTCCGTAGTTAGAAGAACTATCCTCTCGTCTGCGAGGTATTTATCATTAACTAAACTTAAATATAAATCTTTACTTATTGGTCCATCATGCAGAATAACCATTTTCCAGTTTTTGCTAATTTGAGCTTTGAAGGAGTTAATTAGAGTCTTTAGTAAGTAGTCTTGGCCGTAAGTGACGACTCCAATTGTAATTAAATCTTTTCTATTACGCCATTGATCAAGTTTTTTCACGGAGTCTTCCGTTAAAAAAGTCAAATCCTTACTAAATGCAGGGGCGTCTTCCATTATATTTCAAATTTCCATTTCAATTTATCCCAGACCTTTACGTTAAGCTCCAAATCGACTAAGGCATTATGAAGGTTCTCATAATTATGATCAATGTCGTAAGATTGGCCTAAAGCCTTGAGTGAGGTCCTAACGCCCTTTTTTATCTTATGAATCATCCGGTATTGATACTCCATGAAATCGTCTTTTGGATTATACTTTACCTCATGGCCTATCCCACGTCCAAGGCTTAAAGTATCTATTACTTTATTTACTAAAGGAGAGTAATCTTTACTCATATAATCATAAAAAGATTTTATTAAATAAATATCAAACCCTAAAATATTATGCCCTAAAACGTGATCTGAGCCGTCAAGCCAATCTTCTATAGTGGGAAACGCTTCTTCGGGGGTGATACCCTTCTTATCTAGCTTAGATTGGCTGAATTTCGTGATTACAGCGGCTTCTTTGCTAATCTTAAGGTGAGTGTCCCATTTAATGTAAAAGTCCTTAGAATCGATTACACGGCCCCCTTTCACCTTAATCATGGCGATTTGCCAAGGGAGATTATGGCACGAGTGCAAACAGAGGTTCAGAGTCTCACAGTCAATGAAAACTAACTCTTTTTCTTTATCAAATCTAAGTAGATGTTCGTCCATTATTTAAAAATCAAAGGGGTCTACGTACGCTTCGGATATTAATGTTTTATGTAAGCCGGATATAGGCAAATTGTACATATCCACTAAAGTGGTAAAGTCGTTCGAACTGTCTTTACGACCTTTTTCCCAAAGTTCGGCGGCTTGCCAGAATTCTTCGTATGACATATCGCCGCAGTACCATACATTTATTAGTCCATAATATTGTTTTCCGCCTTTTCTTTGTAGGCCTTCGGCTGCTTCTCCATAATAGTCACTTTTTTTAAATTGCAAACTTATAAAAGCATACCTATCGGGCTTTTGATGATTGCTGGTTTTTGCTACGGATACATCATAATAACTTTTTGGTTTTACTATTCGCCTTTTCGTTTTAACTTCGATAGTTTCACCGTTACATTTAATATCGTGGTTATATTTATCACTTGGCGTTTTGACATTCAAGTAAGTGCTTAACGCTAATTCTCCAACTCTACCAGCGGCATTTCCTCGACCACTCGTTATGGAATTATTTAAAGTGCCAAGTTCTGTAGCCCACCTCTTTGCTTCGTTTATCATTTCTTGCGTATGTGGTAATATAACCATTTTTACGCTTTCCATTTTTCAAAACAAAATTCATCGCTACACATGTGATCAAGATTGGGCTTATCGAGACTCGTTCTTTTATCAATACAGCGAAAGGTTAGGTAAGCTTTGAAATCTTTTTTATTAGCGTAGTAAATGCTTTGAGTTTTTACTTTTTCAAATTCGTCTTTGCAGTATCTATTTACGCGGCTCAAAATTAAATGATCGAAAGGTAGGGAGTTATTTTCTATGCAAAATACGGGCTTGGTAAAAGAAATGTCAGGTATACAGTTGTAGCCCATTATAGAATTTAGATGCAAAAAGGAGTCGTAAAACGGAACGCATAAGATTAAATCTTTATCACTCCACGCTTCTCTCAAGGTGTCATAATCTGCTCTGGGTTGATAGTAAAACCCCTCAAGAGCAGCTTTAGAGTAAATTTTAATTAATCGTTGGTAGCCGGATTTATTTTTAGCAAAAACTATGAACTTGCACGTCTCCTTCCTCGCCGACTCTTCTTTTTTAGTTAAATCATGGCATACGTTAAGCCTTAATCCGAAATTTAATTTAAGTTTATTTTCAGCGGAGTTTACGTGAGCTTGAAGGAACCCGCTCATGCTGTCTTCCACCAAGTAGAACTCCTTCAAGTCGTTATCCTTGCAAAGCTTTATTACGGAATCAGGACCTTCATCAATTACGTCTTCGGGCTTTTCTAAATTTAAGATAGACCTTCCAATGCTGTAATGGGATTTAAAAAATGGTAGAGATTTTTCCACAGAGCTTTATTAAAGCGTTTTTATAAATTAATGTCAATCCATAAAGTCAAATGCGTCATGACTTCGAGTGTGCGCTGGACACCCTTTGTAGGAGCTCAATTTAACTTTGCCTTTTGATTCGTCGAGAGACTCCTTGTCAAAGGCATTTTTTATAACGTCTCCATTTGAGTTTATTAGCGAGTAATATTCAAAGTCAAATTTAAACGGACAATGCCACATTAAATCACCATTTTTCTTTAGCTGCCCCTTGTGTTTGGCGAAGCCGCAATTAAGTGGCCCGCAAAAGCCTTCATCCCTTTTCGGCATCGGATGACTTGAGGCGAAATTGCTTTTAGCATCTGATTCTGAAAAATTATTAATAATTTTATAAATATGCTCTAAATAATATTCGAAACCGGAGAGCTGCTCTTTTGTGAAGCGTATTTGCTGAGCTGGACTCTTAGGGAATCGTAAAAATAAAAACTCGACAATGACGCTTTTCAATTTAGGCCATAGCGTTTTAGACGCGAGAGTGTAAGTCATCGCTTGGACATTGGATTTAAGCTCTTTTTCGTTAAATTTACTTTTACTAGATTTATAGTCTACAATTTTAAGTTTTCTCGCATATTCTATAGGCTTATCCATGAAGCCTCGTATTTTATATTCTGGCTTTTTATTTTCAATAAGAAATTCTTTTTCAGGAGAATTCACGACCCCTTTGGAGCCGTAAAAGTCATTGTCTAAGCCTACTAAAATCATCTCCTCGCACATTAAATAATTTTCTTCAGAATATCCCTCTTCTTTAATAAGGGATTTTTTTACAAGTCTTTTAATTGCTGGAGATGCGTCGAGAGTAGCCGCCCCCATTATAAGGCTAAAATGTTTTTTATGACGAGGCTTAACTAAAAGCTCAAAAATTAGGTGGCAAACCGTTCCTCGTCTTGCTCCGTCGTTATTGGACTGAGGGAGCTTGAGGTGGTAATTACACCAATATTTCCAAGAGCAAGACTCGAAGGTTTTTATCTTGGAGGCGGATAGTATTTGTTTTTCAGTCATTATTTAAAGGGCATTCCGGATACCCATAAAACTAAAGAATTTCTTAAGCCTTTAGTCACGGGGTGGACTTTATGAAGGCAAAAAGAAGGGAATAGCAACACCGTTCCTTTCTTTTTTTCAGCCACATAAGAGCTAGAGCTAGTTTTAAGCTCTAATTCGCCTCCTTCATAATCTTCTGGATCACTTAGTTGAATTACGACGCTAATCTTGCGCTGCACTCCGTAAGAGCCATCTATGTCTAAGTGGTAGTCGTAGAAGTCTCCATTCTCTCCTTTAGGAGCGCATGTGTAAGTAGTATATTGAGCGTCTTCCCAAAATCCTATTAAGTCAAACTTCCAGAGCTCACGATTTGCTTTATGAGCTAGGCTCAATAACGCCTTGTAAACCCATTCGTTTTTTTGAGCGGAGCGCGGCAGCCATGATACTGATCCTTGGCGGCTTTTATCGCTTTCTCCTTGTCCGAAGGTTTTTGCTTTTTCGTTAGTTAGGGAGTTTCCTGTGCTTTTTATTTTTTCTATTTCTTTGTCGGTAAAAACGTCGCTTCCACCATAATACGTGCAAAATGATCTTTGAGCTCCTAATTCAGTTGAGTTTATAAAGCAGGTTTCCATTTTAATTATTTTTTAATTGCTTATGCCATTCTTTAATTTGATCAGGTGTCATTTCCCCAAAGTCTTTTCCGGAAGCTAGAGCGATTTTAATTTTTTCTTGATCAAAGTGCTTTAAGAGCTTACCTCTTACTTTTACGGCGGCATTTTTACCTGCGCCAGAGTCGTCGTTATCAAAAGAGATATAGATTTTTTTAGGCCTTATTTTAAATAAGAAATTTAGAATAGAATTATTTATGTTTAAGCCAAAACTTACCAACGTATTCTTGATTCCGCAATCCCATAGTTTTAACATGTCTCCGATGCCTTCTACGAAAATTACTTCTTTACTCTTTTTTAAATATTTTAAATTAAAGAAGGCCGGATATACCCATCGCGACGTATTGCCTCTATGAAACCATTTAATGCGATTGTTGTTCACGCTTCTTCCGGTAAACCCAACAATGCGCTCTTGAGAGTTAAAGATTGGAAAAACATATCTATTAGCCATTTTGCCTGAAGATACGACGCCCCCTTTAAATAAAGTCATTGCAGAGTCGCTTATGCCTCTTTCTACCCAGTATTGGTGGTTTGGGATAAGCTTGGAGAGTAGGGAACTTTCAAAGAATTCGGGACAATTAAGCGTATCATAAATTTCAATTTTTTGAGCGGAGGATTGGGTAAAGTTATGTCGATCTTTTAGCCATTTTTTTGAGTCTTCAACGCTGAGATTTAAGGTCTCTTTTACTAAGTAAGCTAAAGGTCCTCCGGAGTTAGTTTTGTAGTTATACCAGTTGCCGTTTTTTTTATCTATAGTTAGGTGAAGCTTATCGCCATAGCGATAATCTCGACTGTAATCTTTTACGCCCTTCAGACCTAAGTCGCCTAATATTTCCTTAACATTCATGAGTGGGAAGCCTAGAGAAGCTCGTTATTATTGTCGTTAGGATGCATGTCGTCAAGCATGAGTCCATTTTCAGCATGGGCCGTAATGTCTCGAAGAGTCCCTTTTTCTCTAATCTCAAAGTTATTAAAATGAAGGTTAAAAAAGTTGCGGTCAAGACGGTAGGTTCCGTTGGGCATTAATCGAGAAACTAAGTCTAGTCCTCCGGGAGCGTTTTCTCCTTGGCTGCGCCCCTTGAAGACGATCATCTTATGAGTTCCGAAACGCAAGTCATTAAATCCCATTCGGTTTATATTTTGAAAAACTTCTTCAGCTTCTTCATTGGTGATTCCCTCGTCTAATACGATTTCATCGGGGGTTTTGAGTCTTATTTCAGCCACGAATTCGGCGTACCGTTGGATGCGATCAGAGTCCGCGATAATAGTGCTGTCGTCCGTAACTCCATCCGCTGATCTATTGAAGGAATCGCCCTTGCGGTTCGCTTGAACAGCCGTCAACAAAATGGCGTTTATCTTACCGGAAATTTTATGTAGATTATCTATTAATTCTCCTAGAGCTTGGTGCTCGCTCCAGTTATTTTTAAGCATTTTAGAGTTACACTTCAAGTAGTCAAAAACTAAAACGCATGGATTTCCTTCCCCCACTTCATTGTAATACCATTCAAAAATGATTTGTCTCATTTCCTCAATTCCCTCTTCTGGAATATGCTTTATGTATAAAGGCATATCTTCATCTAGCTTTTCTACTTCTTCTTCGAATTTTACTGCGAGCTCAGGGTTGAACTTTACCTTTCCGGTTCTGATTGCGTAATTAGGAATTTTAGTTCTCATCGCAAAGAAGCGGTCTCTAACAAAGTCTTCGGGCATTTCCGTATCTAGGATTAGGGTGGGAAGGTTGTGATCTTTGCATAAGTGATTGGAAAAGTAATGCAGAATGGTGCTTTTACCGATGCCTCCTCGACCAACGAATACATAAGTCATTTTAGGCTCGAACCCTCCGTAAGTAGAATTAAACGTAGGGAAGGGGCTGGAGTACCCCATCATATCTATGGGATTATCTCTTCGATCAATTAAAACTTGCTTGTATCCTGAGAATATTTTTTTAGGTTGAGTCTCTTCATCGCTTGGTAGAATTATCTCATTGCTAATTTGTTGTAGCTCTTGAATGGTTTGAGTTTTATCGTCATTAGAAGACGAGGAGTAAATTTTAGTTTTTAAGCGATCAATTTTACTTTCAGCTTTGCGTAAAACATGATTAAAAGACAAATCTCTTACGAGCTCCTTTGCTCCGTCTGCGGAGATTTTGAATAAATCAATATTATTGATATAGTCTTTAATGTCTACGCCATCTTTATCGAAGGCTCCAGCTTCAATGCATTTTTCGCCTATCACCACGGGATCGGTGGAGCCTCCGTGTAAAACTTGTAGCCTGAAAACGTCAAATATTTGTTTGTGAGTGGGGTGATGAAAGCTTTCTCGATTAATCCATGATTGGTTTTCTATATATACTTGAGGGTGCTTAAGTAAAGAGTAAAGAGTTTCTCTTTCTAATTCGTTGCGGTATAATTTGCTCATATTACGGTAAAGATAAAAACGAAACTAAAACGTATCGGACTCCACTGCTTATAGGTTTAGCTCCATGTCGATGTGAAACCATACCGGGGTGGAGGGACATTTCTCCAGTTTTTCCTATGATAGTTTTTTGCTGACGAAAAAAGAAAGTTCCACCGCCTTCGAAGTCTTCATTCAGCGTAAGAACAGAGCTTAACACACTTTGGTCGTGGTGTAAAGACAAAAAACCCTGTTTGTCCATCGAATATTTAATTATAAAATTTTCTGAATTTAATTCAAGCCATCTTTTTCCGTCTAACTTATAGTAGTGCGATCCGAGTGGGAAAACGTACTCAGTTAAAACTCTCTTATAAATTTCATCGAAGCCTAGAGTGGAAAGAAGCATGTCGTGAGTAGGGTAATATTCATGCCTCTTTTCGGTCCATTCGCCGCATTTTTCAGCTTCTTGAATTAAGTCGTCGCAGAAATCCTTATTAAAGATGGGAAAATGAGCGACATCAGCTACAGGCTCTTCAACTAGCAGGTCGTAGTCTTGGGCGAGCATGGCGGGGTTAAGATATCGACTCTTCCATTGGTCCCAATCTCTAGTTTGTTTTATAAGAGAGGGGGGAGCTACTACCTTCTCAAGGTTTTCAGTACTGCTAACTGATGAAGCGCTAGATTGAATTATGTAGTCTTCCTTAAAGGCTACGGCCCTAACATCTTTCCAAATAAAATTTAAATCGTTACGGGGGTGAGTGCAAAATGTAGCTGATAAAAACTCATCGACAGGCATTATCTTATTTTCAAACCCGTAATCTAGTAGATTTTTAATACCTGTTTTTGATAAGAAATACGAATGAGTGCAATAGGTGTAGTCTGGTATAGAAATATTCTCCGAAACCTCCTCTAAGTCGGGCTTTACTTTGTTTCTGCCAGCATAACAAAGATGCCAATCTGATTGGTCTGCTTCAATTAGGAGATCAGAGGTAATGGGCTTTAAGGGGTCAAAGTCTTCTTCTAAAATTAATATTTTTTCATATCCTTGGCGAGCTGCGTGCTTCCAAACGGATAGATGGGAAAGGGCGCAGCCGATTTCTCCGGCTTTAATGTCTCGATTCCACCAGTGATTGTCAGACCCCTCTAGTTTCCAAGGAAAAGTGCTCCACTCAAAGTCAACCCGAGGGTCAAAACCGTTAACGGCTTTAAATAGAACTAATTGAAGAGATTTAATACCTATTTTTTTTACTCTTTCTATAATTTCTTCCCTTTTATTAGAGAGAGTCTGCTCTAGCGCGATAACGTAAATGCAATCAATCATAAAGTTATATTAAATTTTTTTTTAAAAAAATCTTTGGAAATTTTACAGACTTCGTCTTGCTCTATTTCGATCAACATGAAATCATTTTTTTCGAGCCATTCGCTTTTTTGAATATCTCTTTTTATAGACTTTAAGTAATTAGTTCTAGAGTTAGAGTGAAAAAATTTATTGAAAGAGGAGTGCTGTCTCCCGTTTACTTCTATAGCTATTTTTTTAGTTGCGTTAAGTATATCCACTTTTAATCTAGTCCCGTACACCGGAAACTCTTCGTAAACCCTTTGAGCTTTCCAGAAGGGCTTTAAGAATTGCTTTACAGCGTATTGTATTTTAGATCGCGAGCTACCATCCCATTTTATAAGATAAGGGCTTATATTTTTTTTCTGTAATTTGCCGTATACGTTATAGAGCCTCATGACTTTTTAAGAACCTCCCGAAACTTATGAAATATATACTTTCCTATTTTGTCATTTTCTTCAAAGTACTTCCTTAAGTTATCGAATCCTTGATGTTGATTTTTCATCTCTTCTCCAGTTTCTCTTTTTACTTCTTCAATCAGATCATCGGAAATAGATACCCAAGCGCCACTTTTTTTAGCCATATCCCATTGGAGCATCATGTCTGCGACTTCAGCTTCAACCCATATACTTTTCCCCTCTTTTCTTCCGTACCTTATAGGGTACTTAACTAGTAAGCCTGTTTTTTCGTTAGGAGTTTTCTTGAAAACTACCTTACACCAATGCCCTACGGGGGTTTTCCCATCCTTATCGAAGATGATGTCGGCTTTATATCTTTCTTGAAATTCTAAAATCCAATCACTGTAATGAAGCAGCGCGTTTCCGCCTGACGCGTTTGTAACGCGGGCCTCGGTTTTTGCGTAAGGGTTAATGGAAACTTTTGCCCGTACCTGAGAAACTAAATAACATACATGGCCCTTGGAGGTCATGGACAAGGCCATTTTCCTCAAAAAATCTGAACTTAAGAGCGCACCTCCAGCTACTCTGTTAGCTTCCTCTGGAGATTTTTCTAAATCAGCCTTCGGAACTAAAGAGTCCATCGAGTCTATGATGAACATGTACCTTCTTTTGGAATCATTATTATGAACGAGCTCTCTTAGTAAATTTATTACCGACTCATAAACATTACTTTTGTACACGAACCACTTATCTTTATCCATGCTAAGTCCTGCCCGAAGGATCATGTCGTCAGTGAGGCGACCCTCAGATTTTACGTACACGACCATGCTGTTTTTTTCTTTTTGAAAATTTTTGCCAAAAGCTAAGGCACATGACGTTTTGCCTCCTTCTGTAATTCCTGATGCCCTTATAATTCCGGGGCCTATCCCGCCTCCCATTTCGATGTCGAGCAACAAGCTTCCGCTTGATATTGTGTAATGGCGTTCTTCTTCAAAATTGTAATGATCACCTTTGTTGTCCTGAAGATAGGCATTTATTTGATCAACAGGGGAAACGTCTTCTATGTTATTTTTCTTTTTTTTCATCTTTAAAAAAGTTATTTAGTTTACTGGTATTGGGGGCTTTGTAGTTGGAAATTTTCGTGCCATTAGGGATATCGTAAGTATATTCTTGATCGGGGCAAAAATCAATTTTCTTAAGTACGATAAATTTATAATACCCATTTTTAATATCTCTTTTAGCAGAGGACTTGCGAAAATAAGCTAAACTGGGGATGGGAAACGGCAGTGTAAACTGAAGCCAAAAATCGAACTTGAAGTCTTTATAGTCTTCTGTTAAGATTTTTTTAGCAATCCCTTTCTCCCTAATCCACTCCTTTTGAGTTAAGTCCTTGGCTTTAGGTAGGAAATTCCATACGAGGAACTCGCCTTGGTTGCGAATATTTGGTTGGCCGCCTTTATTGTTGTATATTAACTTGTTTAAGGTAAACTTAGGCTTCTTTTTGGGCTTCATTGAGGTCCCATGTTACCATACTTTCTACTAGTTTGTCAAAGGAAATCTTCGGCTTCCAGCCAAGCTCTTCTCTGATTTTGCTAGAGTCGCCCAGTAAGAGGTTTACGTCGGCTGGTCGGTAAAATTTAGGGTTAATTTTAACTAATGTTATTTTTTTGTGTTTACGGTGAAGGGTGTATTTTTCCTCTTTTCCACTCCCTTCCCACTCACCTTTTAAGCCTACGACTCCGAAAGCTCGCTCGACAAACTCTCTTATCGAGTGACTTTCTCCGCTAGCGAGTAAATACTCTTTCGGTTTATCTTGGTTTAACATTAACCAAATTCCATCCATAAAGTCTCGGCTGTCGCTCCAATCCCTTTTAGAGTCTAAGTATCCGAGCTCAATGGGGGCGACTAAGGTCGAGCTCTCTTCGGGGAACTGCGGTGACTCTGCTTTTTCTAATTCACTATAAATTCGAGCCACTCCTTTCGATATTTTACGAGTCACGAACTCCTCTCCTCTTTTAGTTCCTTCGTGATTAAAAAGAAGCCCGTGGATAGCGAAAAGATTATATGACTCTCGGTAAACTTTAACTATATGACGAGCCGCGCATTTAGAAGCCCCGTAAGGACTCCTAGGCTTCAGCGGGTGATCAAGCGTTTGTGGGGAAAAGTCTACGTCACCGAACTCTTCGCTACTGCCCGCGCTGTAGAACCTACAGTCAGGTTTAAATTTTCTAATTGACTCTAAGCACCTTATTACGCCTACCGCGTTTACGTCAAACACTTGCATCGGCATATCCCATGAACACCCGACAAAGCTATTCGCTGCGAAATTTATAAAATAATCTGGCTGTATTCTTTTTACTATTTCATTTATGCTTACTTCATCAGTGAGGTCGCCGTTTACTATAGAGAAGCGGGGGTGACTTTTAATATTTTTAATATTTTTAAAATTTGGGACGGAAGAGCGGCGCATCATCCCGTACACATGAAGCTCTTCGGGCTTCGCTAGTAAGACTTCGGCCATATTAGCTCCGTCTTGCCCAAGGACGCCTGTAATTAAAATTTTCTTTTTCATTTCTTAGAGTCGATGTAGCTCATTATGTCACCGGAAGGGCTCCATTCTAATTTTTTTCTTATTTTAGTAATGTTGGCAAGGGTGTGTAGAGCCTCGCCTTCTCGTTGTTCTACAAATTTATAAGGACCTCCAACGCGTTCAGCTAAGTCTAAAACGGAGTAGCTTTTTCCGCTTCCAACGTTAAATACTTGGCCGAAGGAGTCTTCTTTACGGTGTTTTACGGCTAGTACATTAGCTCTTACAACGTCCTTGACGTGAGTAAAGTCTCTTGTCTGGGAGCCGTCTCCAACTATAGTCATTTGTTTTCCGGCCTTAAATTGCTTTAAGAAAAGACCAACAACAGGAGCGTATACGCCTTTTGTGGGCTCTCGTGGGCCGTACACATTAAAATATCGAAAAATTATAGTAGGAAGATTATGGAGTTCAAAATACATTTTGCATAACTGTTCAGCTCCATATTTGGTAGTAGAATAGATATTTAGACAATCAGCATTCATTTCTTCATTCAACGGGGTTTGGTTTTTGAGACCGTATACAGAAGAGGTGGAAGATAAGACGAACCTTTTAACCTCATGCTCAACGCATAACTGGAGCAATGAGGCGGTAGCCGTAAAGTTAATGTCGCACGTAGATAAGGGGTTATCCATAGCCACTTGAATCCGGGAGAAGGCGGCTAAATGAAAAACGTAATCGGGTTTAATTTTTTTAAAAACTTTTTCAACTCCCACCCTGTGCGAAATACTTAATTTATAATACGATGCAGAGTTGTTGAAGTAAAATTCGTCATTAGATGCGGCGGATAGGTCATCTATAACATGAACATCATTACCCAGCTCAATAAGGTGGTCTACTAAATTACTGCCTATAAACCCGCACCCTCCAGTTACTAAACATTTACTCATTTTAGCTTAATATATTTTTACATTTTTCTATAAATAAGTCAATAGAAGAAGAGCTTCTAGCTTGAAAGTTATGGTATACTAAATCTTCGTAAGTGCTTCCGATTCCAAATTCAACGCCCTCCTTTAAGTGCCATTTAGGTTCAATGCAATGAGAAAATTTGATATATTTAACATCAAAGCCCTTTTCTCTCGCTATATAAGAAAGCTCTTCGCCGCAATCACTTCTGTAAGTCTCTAAATAAGATGGCTCCCCTAGATTCTTATAATTTTTTTTAGATATCACAAAGAAGGCTGGACCAGCGTAGGTCTCTTCGTGACCTGTTAAATTCTCTTCGTTACCTTTAGGGCTAATATGTCCGGAGATTTGGTCGCCGTTACGCGTTGCGTGCGTTAAGGCGATCAACTTGTCTGTTTCATGTAGGTGATTATTACTCGTTTGCTCAATGCCAATTATAGCGTTTTTGCCATGCACTCTACTTATTAAAGTCTCTAGAATGTTGGGAGCTAAGGGTATGGCGTCCACGTCCACGAAGCAAAGATAGTCTACTTCTTCTGTTCGGGAGAGCTGGTTTAAGGTCTCTCCGTGGCGCTGATTAGCATGAATGTAGTTTACTGAGGTTCTAAAATGTTCAAAAACTTTTTTATGATATTCCATGTATAGAGGATCGCAAAAAAAAGCAGGGCAATAGACCCCTACCTTCAGGCTCTCTCCGTCTACTTTTACATCGTTGTACGAGAAGCTCATCGTATGATATTGGGGCACAAGTATTTATTATTAATTTTTTTAAATAAAAAGTCTACAGATATTGTGTAGTTAGATGCTCTGTTTTGATCTATAATATCGTAGGGCTCAAAGCCTTTAGAACTCATAAAGGAAATTACCTCAGAGCAGAGAGGGGCTTTATCGTTCCATTGCTGAAACTGTACTTCCAGAAGGCAGAAGCTAACATCTTGCAGCGTTTTAGACGCTCCCTCTAGCACCATGACCTCTGAGCCCTGTACGTCCAACTTAATGAAGTCAACGTGGGAGATTCCCTTTTCAGAAATTAGGGAGTCTAAGGTTTTAGACTTTATTATCTTGACCTCATTTCTTTCACTTGCATAGTGATGGGTCTTCTCTCTAAGCAGGGAGTTACCGCTTTCTGTGTCTAAAGGGTCGGCATCCTTAATCATGTAGAAGGGCAACTCTTCTTCACGGTTGGAGAGCAGGTTTATGGAATAATCAACGTTGCCGTGCTTCTCACAAATACTTTTTAAAATCGAGTCGTGTTTAGCGTTCGCTTCTACCATGAGGAAGTGAGAGTCGGGAAAAAAATGAGCTACTTGGTCCGTCCATCCTCCGACGTTTGCACCAACATCAATTATATAGCGTGGTTTGAATCCGAATTCCGACAATGATTTAATTCTTTGCATGGCCTAGTCTAGGAATACTTGTTTAAATTTTTTCATCACCTTTGAAGGGGAAAAGTCTTTATAGCAGTTCCAGTTCTCGGTAGGCCTTCTCTCGAAGCCTAATAGCAAGCCGAGTAACTCTTCCGCGTTTGAGTAGAGGAGTCCTCTTTCACCTAATATTTCTATATGGTTTCTTTCATTAGAACCTGACCAAGTAATTACGGGCTTGTTTCGTATAGAGAATTCCCCGCAAGCTAAACCAAAGCTTTCCCCCTCAAAGCGAGCGTGAATCATGGCGTCGCAAGAATTTATAAATTTTGTTTTATAAATCATATCCGCAGTACTTTCTATGAAAATTACTCTTTCGTGGTCTATAAAAGGCTCTGTGTTTTGAAAGATAAAATAATAATTTGATTTTTCGTTTAGAGCTTTAGTGATTACGCTCGTAGTGAAAGGTAGACTCCATGTGTCTCTCCCTCCGGTTCGCCCAAAAACTAAAGCAGAATCAGGAATTTTTAGCTGAGCTCTTAGGTCGCCGTTTTCGTCAGGCAAGTCTACGATATGAGGGACGTAGGGGTGGGCTCCGCCAGAACACGATTGACTTAGCCATTCAGAGACGTATGCGTATACGTCTCCATGCGGGTCATTTTCCATGCCGGTGCAATGAATGAGATTTTTGCAAACGGAAGATTTACGTTCGTCGTTTCTGCCAGCTTTAAGGATGTAAACCGCGTCTGCGCCTAATTTTTTTAATTTAGAATCAAGGGAATGGCTGTGGTCCAGAGCGTTGATGGAGGAAAAGGAATTAGTAAATTTATGAATGACGCTTGCGTCATTTCTATGGTCTCCCTCATTGTACACGATAAGGGATTCGTTATTTAGAATAGATTGATTATAATAGGCGTAATCGTAAATGGCCACAGTCGTCCCTCGTAAGCATAAGTGGGGAGAGTAAAAGGCTATCTTCATTTTATTGAATTGCCGATTTATAAATTCCCGTCTGCGAGCCTTGCATGAAAACGGGAGGCTCCCACCAGTAGACATTTAAGTCGTGGTGGTATAATTGGTAGTTATACTCCCAATCTGCCGGAAGATGCCACGACTTGAACGTCTTGAGCACTTTCCTTGCTGCTTCCAGCTTTATGATCATTGAGTCTGTGCATTTAGTGGCCGGATGGCTTTGGAGATAGGCTATCTTATCTTTCTCTAGAAGCGCCTTGGGCACTCGAAGCTGGCAGCCACTGCCCGGAAAAATGTAACCCCAATCATCAGGGGTAGATTTCAAATTATTATTAAACGTTTCGCAAAAATTCTCAGAGAAAAGGACGTCGTCCTCTAACAATAGGGTGATTGGAATTTTTTCTCTAACTATTTTTTTAAGAGCTAAATAATGCTTAAAAAGTAGAGAAATCTCGCTGTCTTTTAGTTCTCTTGGAGGCGTGTCGTGCGGTGAGCTTGGGCGTTCGAAGGCTGTTTTAGTTTTCCATTCTTGCTCGGAGTATTTATAGAATTTTTTTACATCTTTTTTAGTTGGCTCCCTATCTATCCAACTAGCCTTAAGCTCGTACTTCTTAAGAAACGCGCTAAGTAAAGTCTTTCTATTCACTAAAGGTTTGTAGTGAAGTGCAATTATTTTATCGACATTAATCATTAAAATTCTCCTATGTTTAAATTGAGGATGTAGTTATCAAAAAGCAACAAATCGCTATCAAAATTTCCCCATATTTTTTGATATAATTCTGGGCAAAGCTTGACACTTTTAAGCTCTGCCCATTCATCAACGATTAGGAAAGGGATGCCCTTATCTTTAAAGTAGGTAGTATTTATTCCCTTTGAGACTACGGGAATTGAGTCTAAATATAAAGCTTCCCAGTTCTTATGGCAGTCAATACCGTTGCCGTCAGGAGAAATTACAAAATAGGAACGAGCGACTTCCCTGAGATAAGACTCAAAGTCTAATTTTGGCTCCAGCTTTAAATCAGACTCTCGTAAGCATTTCTGACGTTCTGGTAAATTAGTGAAGACGTCAAAATTAACATAAAATAACTTATCTTTTTTAATTTCTCCGTTTACGAGCTCATTACGAATTTTTTCAAAGACTTCAGGGTTTCCGTGAGGCCACTTGGGGTTCGCAAGCCCAATGGGTATTGGGGTAACTTTATCATGGCTTATATTAACGTTTTGGCCTCTCCAGCTTAAGACGCGAGGGTCATCCAAGAACTTAGAAAACCTGCCGTCTATAGGTATATCAGAGTTATGAGTATAAATGTGAAAAGGATTTTCTAAGTTTATATAATGAAAGAAGTTGCCTAAGTATTCAGTCTTTATGAAAACGCAATTATTTTCATGCGAGTCTGGCCTAATGGAAAAATTAAAATCATGTTCTCGGGCATCTAAATATTTACCTACAGAATATTTACATCCAGACTTAAAGGCGTTGCCACATAAGAATTTATATTTCATTAGCTATTCTGGGAGGCTACATCTTTGATGAGTTCATACGCTTTTTCTCTTTTTCCCTTCAGGAAATTAATTAATTCTATCCCTTGCTTTTCAAACCAAGGCTCATGAGCCGCTCCCACGAGCTTAGTTATCATGACTTTTATGTTCATCATTTTACATTCTAAGGTAACTCTAGAGCATGTTTCAGGAGTTAAGGGATGGAAAGCTAAGGCTTGATTTTCAGAAAGCTTCCATAAAAATCGATGATAATCTTCGTCATAGACTAAATCATAATCATAATTTTCTTGTATACAAAAATTTATCGCCTCCGGAACTCCCTTTTGGGGCCATCGGGACTTAACGACGGAAGCTATTGGTTTTTTTTCTTTAGATGATAAACTCTCAAGGAGAGAGAACGCTTCGTCCGACCATAAATTACCTGAAAAGTTAATCGTATTAATGTCTTTAACGTTGTCTTGATGGATTCTCTCTTGAAGTTTAGTTTGACAAATTACAGCCTTAGCTTGTTGGTAGAATTTTACATTAATTAATTCATCATCTGGAATTTTGAAATTTTCATATCCTGCAGGATTCATGTGGTGCACGAACTTATAATCATGGGCATAGATTAAATAGTCCAAAGACTCTAGAAAGTCCTTAGACTCCGTGGGTAGTTGAAAGAAATTAGAAACAATAAAGAATGACTCTTTATTTTCTTTCAAGAAGTCAACGGAAGCCTCTTCGCTTCTAATTCTGCGTATTTCCTCTCCTTTTTCAAGAAAGATTTTAAATATCTCGTCATCATTAAGCGCTGCTCCGCCTACGAAATCCTCAAGGAAAAAGTCGCTGATGATAATGTATTTCACCCGCTTATTATGCGGTAATTATATTTCCTTGGAAAGCTATTTCTGAAGATTATTTCTCTTCCGTAAGCTTTTTGAGCTGGAGCTTTAGTTCCTCTAGGTCTGTTTGAAGATATTCTATTCGCAAATCTTGCTTGGCGTCATCCGGAAGGGCTCCTAACTCACCTCTAGGCCACTTTACCCTGAACTCACTGTTCATTTTAACAGCGTCCTGCATACGGATCACATCCAATTGCAGTTGTGCAAGATGGGCGGTTAGGGTAAACCATACGCCAGCAATAGACAATATGGCTAGTATGATCCCAATTAGAGATTTTAGCTCTAATTTAACCTGAGAGCCTTCATTTATGTCTATAGGTTTAGTCATTAATTTACTTAGCGTTTAGAGAGTCAAGCTTTTCCTCGATCCTATCGAAGCGATGATGGACGACTTTAACTAAGTTTTCAAAATCCCCTTTATTAACATACTTTTCCGGGAGACTTAGGGCTAGATCGTTAACTTTTTGGCGAGCCTCTTTTAAGTCATTCTCATGGTGGGTTTTTAGGCCATTTAGCTCTAATTCATTCTCTTTAATCCTATCGCTTAAAGATTTTAGAACCCATCCACCAAAAAATGTTAATAAAGCTATGACGACATTTACAAAGAATTGAAAATCTACTTCCATACCTCTATATACACTAAAAAAATATCTGCTTTTCATTTTTTAAATAAATAAAGAACATTTTTTAGATAAGTGTAACATATGGTAGATGTATGAAGTTGCTCTACCTCCCTATAGGCTGAAGGTTTTCCTTTGCGACGACGGGAACTGGAGGCATGACTCTGTGTTTATATACAATAATGAGAAAATAATAAACGAAAAGGAGATTGACTCCTTAATGCAGTACTTATTTGACGAGGGGTTCATAAAGGACAGGAGGACAATTTACTACGTAGCCGAAAGAGATTCAGACTAAATGAAGATTAGTGAGAAGAATCGCCGCCGTTTTGGGACAAGTGCAGTTATTAATATATTCTTTTTATTTATTCATGCGATCCTGTAATGGCTCTACTATTCGTACCACCCGGTAATAGCTAATCTTTCTTTGTCTGAATTTGTAACGTGATTAACTAAATGCGGCATTCCTCCGTCGCTAACGTCAAATACAACCAAACTATTAAAGGTAGGAACCTCTACGTATTTTACGGTGCAGTAGTCCTCTTCCATTCCAAAGAATATCCCTCCGTCTTGAGGGAGCCATCCTTTTGATAAGTTTAGGACTATAGTAACTCTTCCTTTGGCGTTATCGTTATGGGGCCCATTGTAGTCTCCCTTACCGTACTTACTTGTAAAAAGTTCTCCCGGTTTCAAATCGGAATACCCGCAAATTTCTCCTAAGAATTGGAGCATCGGGGAAGCCTCTAAGAAACTCTTCCTAAACGCACACTCCTCGCACAGGCATTGTGAAAAGTGAGAATTATAAAATAATCTTTTATAGATGTACGAAAACCCCCTATTCTCTTTATATACTTTATCTAAAAAAGCTCTCTTTTGTCCTATAAGCTGTTTTAAGGTTTCGCTGCCGTCTTCTCGGTAGACACTAGTTCCCCATGAATCTATGCCTAAGTCTGGGTCGGGGAGAAACATCCATGACCACCAATCCGGGGGGATTTGGGCGTAATAAGACTTAAGCTTTTCCGCACTTTCTTCTTGCAGAAAATTTCGAATTACGACGAACTTGTCCTTTTGATATTCTTCTTTTATTTTTTGAATATCTAACTGGTTATTAATTAGGTTTTCTTCCATTATATTACTGTAGGTGTTTTTCTCCGTCAGGCCCGAAGTTTCCTTCTACGCCTAAAGTGTCTAGGTAATTTATCTTATCCATACTTTGCCATAACAAATTAGTTTCTAATGAAAACCCGGTAAAGGGCGGGTAATTATTAGTCGTGAATGAGTGGGTTAGTAACATTGAGTCTGCGAATGTATTAAAAAAGCTTTTATTAAAAGAAAATAAAGTAGTAAAAACGCCGCCTTCAAAATGGTCGTGCTGTTTAGCGTTAAATAAGCAGCTCGTATGATTGTGAATATTAAAATTATTATTTAACTTATATCTTCCGCTGATTTTAAAATATACATCATATAAAGGGAATTGCATATTTTTTAAATATAATAAACTTTTTAGTATAGCGAAAGATTCTCCATGACTTTTATTCGGGTGATCTTTAAAGAAGTCGAAAGTCGAGTGATTGTCTTTGTTCCGGTAAATAAAGTAATCTGTTTTGGAGGATAAAATCTCCTGATCGACTTCTGATAGTTCGGACATTTCGCACAGCAAGATGTCTGAAGTATGAGACAGCCTTCTGATACTAGAAATAGTCTCTAAGGTTTGCTCAAATCTCTCTTTAGGCGAATACACGCTCCTAACGGGACTGTAATCTAACGCAATGGAGGAATCGAAATTAACGCACGAAGGTATGATGAACACTGATTTCACTAAAGGATTTTAAGTAAATAATAATAAAAAGTCAATTTTTTAAAAATCGTCCTCTAGGACTCCGGAGTTTTGGTAATCTTTGACTTTCCTTTCGAAGAAGTTAGTCATCGCTCCAGTATCAACGACTTCTGATAGCCAAGGAAAAGGATTGTTATCGCTTTCGAATCTAAATGCAATGCCAATTCCTTCTAGTCGTCTATTTCCAATGTATTGCATGTAATCTACAAACATGTCTGCGTTCAAGCCTAAAATACCCCTTGGAAGTACGTCGTGAGCGTATTGCACTTCGAGCTCTACTGCTTTTTTAATGTGATCTACGGTTTCTTCCTCAAACTTTTTTGTCCATATCGTTGGGTATTGATCTCTAATAGTGTTGATCAGATAGGTTCCAAATTGGATATGAAGGCTCTCGTCACGTAATGTATATCTAATTTGATCGGATAATCCGGGTAGCTTATTTTGTCTACCTAGAGCTAAAAGCATAGCAAATCCGCTGAAGAAAAACGTGCCTTCACAAACGATATAGTAAGTAATCAAATTTCTTAAAAATTCTTTTTTGCCCTCTGCTGTCTTAGTCGAAAAATCTTGCCTATTAATGTTCGAGCTTATTTCCATTAAAAAATCATCTTTAGATTTAATAGATTCTATGTTTTTATAAGCCTCAAAAACTTCAGAAATTTTCAGATTAAAGCTGTCGCAGCATGTCACAACCGTCCAATTATGTAGCGACTCCTCATAAGCTTGACGCATTATATATTGACCACACTCTGCGTCAGTTATCCATTTGGCGACATTAAGAAGTAAATTATTGCCAACTAAGGACTCGCTTCCAGCAAAAAATCCCAGACATCGCTTAACGAGTAGTTTTTCATCATCAGTTAAAGCTCCGCTCTTCCATTGATCTACGTCCTGACTCATGTTTATCTCTGATGGCGACCAACTATTAGCGACGCCTTTGAGGAACAAGTCCCATGCAAATTGGTGTTTATGGGGTAATATTTGATTCACGCCCCCGGTTTCTTCGTCTAGCAATAATCCACTTTTACTCATTTTATTGACAGCTTTCACAGGTTGGGTCTACTATACTGCAAGCTTCAGGCTCTGGCTCTGACTCTGACTCTGACTCTGACTCTGACTCTTTCGTAGCAGCTCCAGTAGACTTTTCTATTTTACTTGCAGATTTATTCCTTAAATAGTAAGTGCTTTTTAAGCCTCTATTTTTTGCGTGAAAATATAAATCGTTTAAATATTTCAAGGACGTAGAACTGTTAAATAAATTTAAAGATTGACCCATGTCAATCCATTTTTGACGCGCTGCAGCGCAATCAATTAATTTAAATTGATCTTGGTTAAAGGCTGTACGAAATCTATTCTTGAGATCGTCGGGTAGCTCTAGCTGAGAGACATCTCCATCTACGGCTTTCAAGGCTTCAATTAAGCCGGGAGTCCAGATGTTAAGTTGTTTGCATTCTTTTACGAACCACTCGTTCGTGATAAATAAGTTTCCACTTTTATTTTCATAGACGAAAAAAGTAGAGAAATCAGGATCAATAGAAGGAGAGCAGCCTTGAATATAAGATATAGTGGCAGTAGGAGCGATAGCCATAGTGTTACTGTTACGCATTCCATGACTTTTAATGGAGTCTCTAGCAATTTTCCAATCAACTTCGGGCGCATACTTTTTTCCTCTATGGATTATAGGCTTTTCTTCTAAATAATTCATTAAGTTTTTATATGTATCAATGGGGATAACTCCCTGATCCCACAAAGAGCCTTCGAATGAGGAGTACCTTCCTCTTTCTTTTGCGAGCTTAGACGAATTTAAAATGCAGTGATAAGATATAAACTCGTATAATTCGTCAGCGAGTTTAATAGAATCGTCTGAAGAATAATCAAGTTTATGAGAGTGAAAAACGTCATGCCATCCCATAGTTCCTGCTCCTACGGGTCTATGGGCTAAGTTTGATTTTTCAGCTTCTTTAGTGGGGTAGAAGTTCAAATCAATAACGTTGTCTAACATCCGCATTTGATTTTTTATAGTCCGAGCAAGTAAATCGTAGTCCACTCCTCCATTTTCTTTTAAATGCTCCTTAAGATTAACGGAGCTTAAGTTGCAAACGGCAGTTTCCCCGATCTCAGTTTTAACTCCTTCATCATATTTAGAAGGCTTAGTATGCAAGAAAATCTCAGTGCATAGATTAGAACTATGAATCACGCCTTTATGGGAATTAGAATACCTCAAATTAGAGTTGTCCTTAAAAGTCATCCAAGGGTGTCCGGTTTCAAATAAAACACGTAACATTTTTTTCCATAAGTCTTTAGCGGGAAGTTTGCGATAATTTTCAATTTCTCCAGACTCGGCTAATTTGCAGTATTTTTTATAGCGTTTATCAAATTCATCGCCATAGGTTTCATGTAGATCACGCACGTCAGAAGGGGAAAACAGATACCAATCTTGATTTTTAGAAACTTTTTCAAGGAAAATATTAGGAAGCCAGTGGGCGGTATTTAAGTCGTGGCAGCGACGACGCTCTTCTCCTGTATTTTTCTTTAAGTCGAGGAAGTCTTCTATGTCTAAGTGCCAAGGCTCAAGATAAGCGCAGCCCGCTCCGGGGCGTTTACCTCCCTGATTGACGGCCACCAAGAGGTCGTTATAAATTTTGAGCCAAGGGACGAGCCCGCTGGAGGTCCCATTAGTTCCTTTAATGTGAGAGCCTGAAGACCTGAAGTTGGAGACGTCGAAACCTAGTCCTCCAGCGAATTTTGACTTCCTTGCTTCTTGCCAAGCACCGTCGAAAATGCCATCGATAGAGTCATCAAAAGTATTAAGATAGCAGCTAGAAAGCTGACTATGAGTACTGCCACTATTAAACAGGGTAGGAGTAGAACAGCATAGGTGAAAATTAGAAAGCGTATTATAAAACTCGATAGCTTTTTCATCTTTATTTTCTTCGTTTATGCATAGCCCCATAGCTACTCTCATCCAGAAGGATTGAGGACATTCAAGTCTGCGTCCTTTAAGGTGATGAAAGTATCTATCGTGAAGAATTTGTAACCCAAGGTATTTGAATTTAAAATCCCTGTCAAGAGCTAGGGAGTCAGATAGTTTTTTTAAATCAAACCCTAGAAGTCTTTCGTCAAGTACTTCTTCCTTAACTAGGAGTTTTATGTTTTTTATAAAAGAAAGGCGGTACTGATTTTCAAAAGCGTCTTTATCGACGCTGCTTCCAAAGACTTCTTTGTGGATATTGCCTAGCAATAAGCGAGCAGCTACGTATGAATAGTTTGGCTCTTTTTCCATTTTAGCTCTAGCTGACATGACTAAAGCCTTATCGATTTCTGTGGTGCTGATTTTGTCGTATAGTTGAACGTGAGCGTCTAACACTACTTCGCTCGCGGAAACGTCTTCTAAGTTTTCACACGCACGCTCTACGCATTTGTTTATTTTGTTAAAATTTAATTTTTCTAGCCTATTATTTCTCTTTTTAACGTGAATGATTTTAGGGTCCATAAATTAATTTCTCTTTGAGTAAAGATTATGTTACAGCTATTATACCCTTAGGAAAAGAAAAAAGGTAAATGATTTAAAAAAAGGCGTTACATTTTAGAAATATAACGATTTTTAAAACTGAATTGGCCCAATTCCTTTTTTAGTAGGGTCGCCATCGTGTTTAATTCCTTTTCGTTTAGACTTGTAATCTTTAAAGTATTTTTCTTTGAGTGGGTCTTTGCCAGCCATTTTAGTTCTTTTGTTACTCATATCTTTTGATAGCTCCCACATCTGCCCGACAGTCATGCCGTGTTTTGCCGTGCGACGAGCGAAGTCTTCTTTGGAGAAGCAGTCTCCTTGGGTGTCAATAGAAGCGTTCGCTGCTAAGAAAACCCTACTCCACTTTAAGCCCTTATCGTCTACATATACGTGATTTTCTTTCATGGATTGAAGAACTTCTATTTCTTCTCCGGTATCGGGATTCTGGAAGATATATAAAGGCATTTTAAGCGTTGATGTTATAGTATGCGGGATTGTCAGGAAGCTGGTTGCAGGTAGTTTGGTACTTAAAATTTCTATTTACGTCTTTCATCTCGGATTTTGCGAGGCTTTTCCCGTCTATATTGCTTACTTTTCTGTTCCCTTGAATTAGCTCTCGCGTGATCATTCCCACTTGATAGTTAGCCTCCCAGATTCTCTTCCATTCTAATCCATTTTTATCAACATAGATATGTTTTTCGGTCATTGATTGAGTTACTTCAATAACTACTTGAGTATCGGGGTGTTGAAAAGCGTAAGTCGGCATATTAATCTAATACACTTAAAATAGAGTCAGTCATACGGGAGGCTGTAAAATTTTCTTGTATTTTTAGTCCTTCGTGATTAACTCTGTCATTTTCGACTCTTTTGATGGCTTCCTCGCATCCGTCTATGAAATCATCATCATTAAAGTCAAAGATTCTGCCTTGATTGAAGGGCTCTCCTTTTTTAAAGAAGATTCCGTCATAAGCGTCAGTTTTACCGGAAGGACTCACAAGAACTGAGTTTTTATCATTTGCCCATTCCTTATATCCGGTAGCGTCTAGTATCACTCCATGCTTGCCGACTCCTAAAGATTGAAATTCCGGAAGGCCCCATCCCTCAGCTCCCGACATGCCAATGATTATGTCGCCAGAATTTAAGAAGTCATTATAGAGAGCGTTTTGCGTCATATGACCTAAAAAATTTACATTAAAATAAGCACTGCCACCCATACTTTCTGAGAATAATTGTTTGTTCAATTCTTCACTGAGAAAGGGGTTGTAAACTGCACATTGAAGCGAGTATTTAGAATTGTTGCCATACTTTTTTACCCATGCATTAATTATTTTTTTATGGTGCTTCCTGTGTTCAAATTTACCGCATAAGTTAAAGGTAATTCTTTCGTCTTCAAAATATACTTTTTCTATTCTTTTAAAATTATAATTATCAAAAGCTAGAGGTATGAGGCGGGATTTAACATTTAAGTTTTCAAAAATATCTTGGCAATAAGAGTTAGATACCAGAAGGTTATCTACGCTTTCCGCGATTTTAAGCTCTTCCTTAGTTGGCTGATCTAACTCATAGAAAGTAATTAGATTATGGATTTTAGAAAAAGACTCTAATCCTCCATTTAAATGCCACAACTTGATGCTGGGGTCATTTTTGCGATAATTACGGTAAGACTCTTTGGAGCTCTTTTGAAGCCATTGAAGGAATGGGTCCGTCTTGACTTCTTCTTGAGAGGAGAAATCGATTTTCCCACCAATAACGAAAAGAGGCAAAGCAAAGAATGGGTCTCTCCGGAAAATCTCCCTCAAGAAAAGAGTAGAGACTTGTCCGAAAGAGACTCCATTAATTGGAAGATTAGCTGTGAATTGCATTAAAGCACGTCTTCATCTACTTGTGCTTGTGCTTCGGGAGCTGCTTCCTTTACTTCTTCCTTATTGGCGTTAGAGAAGTCTTTAGACTTTAGAATTCTAAAATCAGGGTAGCGTTCATTTTTCTTTTCTCGGTTAGCGAAAACTACCACTTTAATTTTCGTTTCCACTCCCATGTCGTCTTCCACAACGATGTGCCCAGCGAGGTACTTTTGCCCCCCGTTTTTGCTTTGTTTTTTCCAGAGAGCGCCAAGCTCTTGGTTGTCGTTTTTGGAGGAGTAGTCTTTGTTATCGTTAGTATTTTCTGGCATAGAACTTATCTTAGGCTTATTATGTAGAGGTGTCAAGGAAATTTCTAATAAAAGGCTCAATATGTTTTTTTGTTAAAATTTCTTCGACTTCATCTTGTGGTCTTTGGATAAACTCCCAATCTATAGAATAATCAGCTTGGAGCTTAAGTTTTGGGTCATTAGTTTTTTCGGCATCATTTGCAGGTCCATGCGCTATTATTACAGGCGGCGAACAGTCGTCGCTTTCAACAGTTACGTAGTTAGAGATATGAATTAACGATCCTTTTAATTCTTTTTTTAGCCAAAAGACTTCATCTTGATCGTAATGATCAAACCTTATATCTGTTATAACTAAAATTTCATCATCGTCTAATTTTAATTTTTTAATATTTTCATTAACAATGTTTATCCAGTATCTCCCGTAAGTGCATCCCCTCTTTACGTTAGCATGAAATACTAATAGGGGCCTGATCACTTCCTTATCTTCTCTTGAGCAGTTAGTGGCGTCTATACCGTAATGCTTCTTAGTCCACGGAGCCACTTCTTCCTTAAGAGCTTTCGCTAAAGATATTTTTCTGCATTTTCTAAAATTAGAAAGAAGGTCGAAAAATAAATCTTTACCACTCCCAGCTACTCCGGAAATTCCTATAATTTTATTACTCATTATTCTCGACGGCAGTTTTTTTGTTTTTACCATCGAATACGTTTTCAAAATCTATTAGCGATGTACCGTAAGTGGCAGTCCCTATGTGGTCAAGTTTTGAGGTCGTATCTAACCAAATTTTACCTCCTATTTTTTTCCATCTTTCGCAAAAGGTATAGTCTTCAGATAAATAGTTTTTACCTATTTCATGTATTGAAGTGTCGAAAAAGGAATAAGTGTTTTCTTTTATTTTCTCTATAGCCACTTCTCCTAGAGCTTCTTTCGCGTCTTGAGAGTAGCCTTCAGTTTCTAGTTCTGATTTATATTTTAACTCTGGATAGGAAGTTTTCATCTTGTCTAAGCATTCCCTTTTAATGCACATAAACCCTGTTCCAGCGCGTTCCACTTCAATGAAATTTTGTTCATCGCAGGTAGCTCCTTCTTTAAAATCTACCACGTATCTAGATGGAGAGCTCTTAGTGGGGTAAGCTCCTACGCTAACCATTCTATCTGATAAGCATAACCTAAATAAGGATTGAGGATTGAATTGTATATCAGCATCTAAAAAGAATAAGTGAGTATGCTCGTCAGAAGCTAGGAATTGAGCTACTAAATTATTACGAGCTCTAGTTATGAGGCTGTCATTAGAAAGGAATCTAAAGTCTACGGTAAGGCCTACAGAGATTCCCGTGACAACAGTTCCGATCATTCCGGAAACCGTTGCTTGGTCCATTTTTCCTCCGAAGCAAGGAGTACATATCATTACTTTGATATTTTTGTATTCTTCTTGCGTTAGTAAAGGGCGACCCCTTTCGTTGGTATCCTCTAATGAGGAGGTATCTATTATTTCCATAATTAAAAAGTATATAAATGATTTTTAAAGTTTTAGCTACTGTCCTTTTTTTTCCTTAGTAAGCGTTAAGACACGGTTGCCCACTCTAAGTTAAAAAACTTAGTGATACGTAACATACTCCCGTTTCAACCCTTCGCAACACTTTATGTGCTTTCGGCGTCTTTTCGCCTAGCTCGCGAGCAGTATGTTATAATTTATGTTTCCTTGTTAATAAGCGGTGGGGTTTTTCTTATTGGCTACCGTCCTTTTCCTTTAGCAAAGTATGAAGTTTCCGGTTTCTCTATTACGAGATACTAATCTCAACGCCGTGCGCTCCCGAAGTAACGTGAAGGTTATTAGCCTTACTTGATTAGTGCCTTTTAACGGGCTTGTGGTGAACTTATCAGTGTGTATATCGCACTAAGTCACCGCGTTAACAAAGATCAATTTCACGAAGGATGTTATTATTATACTCTAGAGTCAAGGATAAAAAAAATCTTGACCCAAATATATAAAAAAGTTAAAGTCGTTTCACTTTAGAAAATTAAAAAATAAATTATGAGTAAAAAAGGTAGAAAACCAGTAATGTTTGATTGGCCTGAGAAGGACTTCACCGCAGAAGATATTCAAAAGTCTCTTGCAGGAAAGCTCTCCCGCGTATCAATTCACACCAAAATTAATAACGGTCTTAAAGCCGGAGAATTAACTTTGGTAAAGAAAATTAAACCAGCGCTCGGGCGTCCCCGCTCCGTTTACAGTCGAGTTAAAAGCTGTATCACCCAAGGGTGATGGAAAGGATTTCTTGGGAAGAGTACGCTTTAGCTTTAGCTAGAATTGCGTCTCTCCGGAGTGAAGACCCTTATGTAAAAGTAGGAGCTTGCGCTCTTCGCCGCGACAACAGCGTGGCTGGAGTTGGCTACAACGGAGCTCCTCCGTCTTTAGAGATAGATTGGGAAGATCGCGACGAAAGGCGCAAAAGGGTAATTCACGCAGAAATAAATGCGTTGCGCTACGCTCATCCTGACGAGTGCTACCTTTTAGCTTGCACCCTTTTACCTTGCAATGACTGTTTGAAGACTATAGCTTCATACGGAATTAAAAAGCTTGTCTTCGGGGAAGAGTATGATAAAGACCTCTCCTCTTTAGATTTAGCTAATGAGTTTGGGATAGAGCTAGTAACATTTACCGATTAGGAACCGCAACGTACCTCTCTAATGGAAATACTAATTAAAAAAACTCACCCCGAAGCTGCCGTCCCGACTCAAGCCACTGAAGGGGACGCTGGCTACGATCTATACTCCCTTGACGAGATCACTCTTACCCCTCTTGCTCGGACCGTAGTCAAGACCGGCATCTCCTTAGCTATCCCGATGGGGTTTTATGGTCGAATTGCTCCTCGTAGCGGTCTAGCAGTAAAGAAGGGACTGGATGTTTTAGCGGGCGTAGTTGACTCCGGTTACCGAGGCGATGTTGGAGTAGTTCTCATCAACCTTTCTAGCGAGACCGTATCTTTAGATAAGAAATCTAAAGTGGCTCAGCTGATTATAGAGCAGTGCCTCGACGTGGAATGGGTAGAGTCGGAAGACCTTTCTGAGTCTCGAAGGGGAGAAGGGGGCTACGGAAGCTCCGACGAGGCCCCTGCGAGCTTAGGAGCCCCGCGTCCTGTCCAAATCCACTCCCTTAATAATCCATGATTTTAGAGATATTAAATATTTCTTTAGGCCTTTGTTTTATTTTAATAATCTGGTTTAAAACTAATGCTTTTTGTGAGTATTTAGAATATTTTCATTTTGAACGTTATTTTCTTATACGCTCTTACTATAAAGAAAGAGGGAAGATGGTAAATAATTTACATTATACAGATTTTTTATTAATTAAAAAAAATTCTTTTTTCATAAGACTAATTACATGCCCTATTTGTTTGGGCGTATGGTTAAACGTCGGGTGCGGTGTTCTTTTTGGTTTCGAAGATTTTTTTATTAAATTTTTCCTTTCTACTTCTTTATATTATATTTATAGTATTTTACTTAATGAATCTTATGCCGATTAATATAAATAGCTACGTTCAATTCCTTAACGTAATTGACAATCAGGCGACGGTCAATATGACTAACAACTCTTACATTAAAGAGCTAAAAGAGTGTAAAAACTCCGAAAGCCGAGCTTGCTGCACTCAGCAGAGGACCATCTCTAAAAACTGTAACCACAAGCTCTACGCAATCTTAGACGAAGCTGTAACTAACGACCATGACCTTAAATCTCAAATAAAGAGAGCATTTGATAACCATGAGATTATTTTTAGCCTTGACGGGAAGGATATTACCTTGTAGGGGCCCAACATTAAAGATTGACTCAAAAGAATAAGTCATTATACTGAGTCTTTAGTTAGTTAATATATATATGAAAAATACAACCACAAAGAAAAAAATGCCAAGAACTCCAGCCGAAAACGATGTGTTAAGCCGTCCCCGGAAAAGCCGCTCGAAGAAAAAAAAGGCCTCCTCCACGTTAGATAAAATTACGGAAGTAAGGACGGGGTACGCGAGATTAGCTTTAATGTTAGTCTTAGCTAATCTTTTCCTTACGGGCTACGTGGTCAGTAGGATTAGTAGTCTTCAGAGCGAGGCTGAAACTGACGTCTTAAACCTCGATAAACCTACCGCTACGCCTAGCGAGCCTACTGGAGGTGGTATTTAAATCCGTCAACTTATTAATTCACGCCCCCATATATATGGGGGTTTTTTTATATTTTTTTAATGAAAGGAGCTATAGTCACGGTCTTTAGCAAGCGGAGAGAAAGATATCTTCCGGTTTACATACCTCGCTTACTTTCTTACCTCAAAAAGACTGATCAAGATTTAAAACTCATTATCTCTGAGCAGTCAGATTACGAAACTATTTTTAATTTTAATGTTTCTGCGAACGTCGGCTTAAGGGCGGCCTTCGAAAACCTTGAGTGTGATTACGCCGTCGTCGTAGGTCCTGACAACGTACCCTTGGAAGGCGTCGATTACTCATGGAAAGGAGTAAATGAAACGGCCTTCCTAATGTATGGCGGCTACAAAATTGACCGGAATTCATTTTACAAAAGTAACGGCAACAATGTATTCATGGGGTGGGGATGGGGATGGCAAGACGTCGAATTCTATAATAGACTAGACTTTTACGGATTGCCTTATCAGCCTTGGTATCCAACCACGGAAGCTATAAATTCTAAAATCGTAGACCTATCCACTCGCCAAAACTCGCAAGAACTTTCCGTATCTGTCTGGAAGCAAGGACGCGGAGACGTTACCTTAGATCAAGTACCTAAGATCATACCTCCACAGGAGGCGGATATTGAATTTGAGCCCTATACGGAAAACTATTGGTATTCTAATATAATTACCCAAGCGCATATTAATTTATCTCAAATAATCCTTGCGCTTCCAGCGGAATCCAGAGAGAGATATTATTCAGTGAGCGGATATAAAAGCATAAACATGGAAAGAGTTAATCATGAAATACATGATACTGTTAATTATTTTAAGTACAACACGAGAGAAGTGTTCCAAGATCACGCTCACTACCCAGAGATTAAAATCCCAGTTTCTAAAAATATCTTAGAGAACAGCCCTAAAATAAAAGATTTGGAATATCAATTAATTAATGGAAAAGTAGTTAAATTAGACTTCGTATAAAATGCCTAGAAAGAGTAATAATCGAGTGTCCGGAAAGGGGGATAAAGCTCGAAGCTGTTATTCTAAAAAATTTAAAAATAATTACGCCAAAATAGACTGGGGAAGAAAGGGAAAAAGAATTAATAATCCATGAAATGGATAAATTTTTATATAATAAAAAAATATTGCTCTACACAGGGTATCAAAACAAGGCTTGGTGTCCCAAGAGTTTTGAGAGCGAAGCTATAGGGGGAACTGAAACGGCCATTTACAACCTTTCTAAATGCTTTAATGATCTAGGCTATGATGTAGTAGTAGGAGGAGACGTAGTTGAAGGGGACTACGAGGGAGTAAAATACAGAAGCCTTAATTCCCTTAGTAAAAATTTTCGCAAGGAGCACTTCAAGGCTATAATTGCTACTAGCTATGTCCATTATGTAAAAGAATTCTTTGATTTTAGTTTTGATAAATCTTTTTTTTGCGTTCACAATACTGAGTCTACCGGAGGGTGGTGGTATCCCCACTGGAAAGGGGGCAACCTAGGAAATGAGTGCTTGAATTTATTAGAATCTAATAAAGTAACTAACGTCGTATGCTTAACGAATTGGCATAGAGATTTTTTTAAAGCCTCTTTCCCTTCCTTAGCTAATAAAGTCAGAGTTATAGGGAACGGCTTCACCCCCAGCTTAGTCCCCTCCTCTTTAAATAAAGTTCCTCGCAGCTTTATTTACTCTTCCCATCCAGAAAGGGGATTAAAGCTACTTTTATCTAATTGGCTCTTAATTAGAGATAAGAAAGAGGACGCTACTTTAAAAGTCTGCACGCCAGAATACGGCCTTCAATATTTTAAAGACTTAATAGAGCCCTTCCTTTACTTAAAAGATCATGGAGTGTCCTTTGTGGGAGCCGTAGATCAAAAAAGTTTATATAAAATTATATCTGAAAGCGAGTACTGGCTTTACCCCACTCGTTACGAGGAGACTTATTGCATCACCGCTCTAGAGATGCAAGCCATGAAGACTTGCGTGCTTACATCTAATTACGGAGCGCTTAAAGACACTGTGGCTAATCGAGGTATTCTAGTGGAGCCAGAGGAGAATGATAATATTTTCTTTCTTCAATTTTTTAATAATTTTTTATATTTAGATCAGCAGAGTTACGATAAGAAAAAAATAGTTGACCGAGCTTATGAGTGGAGCAAGTCTCAATCATGGAGTCATAGAGCTAAAGAGTGGGTTAAATTAATAGAGTTTAATTAAGTTTTAGAGTGTAATATATATTACGCTCTATATGATATCCAAAGTTATTTTAAATTTTATATTATTATGTTTCGCTTTTATAAGCTGCAGTTGCGGAGCTATTCACCAAGCTTACGAAAAGCAAGAGGTAAGGATAGCGAGACTTCAATTTAAAGACCCCCTTCACGTCCGGAGTTGCGGTCCGGGAGCTATACGCGACGCATTAAATCCATTAGGAGTCAATGCGTCAATTAATGAAATAAGTCAGTCTATCCAGAAAAAAAATAGCCCATTTAAGTGCTTTATATCTATTTTTGAAAATGATGCTAGGAAAATTACGTGGCCTTCAGAGATAGTTAAATTTATACAAACAGATAAGCTAGCTCAGGACTTAGAGATAGTAAAATTAGAAAATTCCAACCAAATTAAAAAAGAAGATGTAATTATTTTTTTAATTAAGAAAAAATACTCTTTAAGGAATTACCACTGGATTTCTTACCCCACTTACTCCTTGGAGCAGGTTGATGTTTTTTTTGGAGAAGACACTGAAATAGTTATTTTATACCGAATAAGAAGATAAAGGTGAAATTCTAGTGTATCTAACTATATGCCTTTACCGAAGCCAGAAAAGAATCAGAAAAGAACGGACTTTGTTAATAGCTGCATGGACAACTCAGCTATGCTAAAAGAGTTTCCTGACAGTGAACAGCGTGCAGCCGTTTGTTATTCTCGGTTCGACAAGAAAGCTAAGGCTTCTATAACTGGGGATTTATCAGGGGAAATAGTCATTGATCTTACCCCCTTAATTAAAGCTAAAGAGATGGCGAGAAAGTCTATTAACGATTTACCTGATTCAGACTTTGCTTACATTCAACCCGGAGGCAAAAAAGAAGACGGCAAAACTGTTCCTCGCTCCTTACGCCACCTCCCCATCCACGACGCCGCTCATGTAAGAAACGCTTTAGCCCGCCTTTCGCAAACTAAGATTTCACCAGACGCTAAAGCTAAAGCTCTTAAAAAAATTAAATCGGCAGCTAAAAAGTTTGGTATTAAAATGGCCGAAAGCGGGTCGAGCCATCGCTCTGAGCCTCTCGAAGAGCATTTTAAAGACATGAGAGATCGCTTACACTATAAGATGGACGAACAAGACTCTTATGACGCTAAACATGAAACGCTAAGAGAGTGGCGTGAGCATCACCAAGGTGCAATTAAAAATATCGATAACGAGATAGCCAGTCTTAAAAAGGATAAAGGGGAAGACAAGCAAGACGTGAAGGACGAATCTTAGTCTTTCACCTTCCCTATAATTTCATCTTCATAAACTATGCCGTACCACGACTCTTGGCGGTTATCGCCGATAACCCAGTATTCGTCGAGAGCAAGTGCAGCGTATTCTATCTCGTCATTTTCATAAACGTTTCCTCCTGTTTTCCAATTTTCAAGAGGCATCTTGTCGGGTCCCACTAAAAGCTGAGCCAGCCTAGTGTGAGAGAACTCGTCCCTCCAGATTTGGCCGTTTATATAAATTTCTCCGTTAATAATTTCTATCTTTTCCCCCGGTAAGCCTATAACTCTTTTCACTAAAAACCCATTATCTTCAAAGTCATAGAATACTATCACGTCTCCTCTCTGAGGGGGGTTAAACTTATATAGAGTTTTATCCACAAGTACAGTATCTCCATCCCCGTAAGTAGATTTCATGCTCTCCCCCTCTATCTTAAATTTTTTATACCCCCAATTAAGCATAAAACCAAAAACTAGCAGCAGAACAAGTAACCTAAAAAACTTATTTTTTAATAATTTTTCCATTACTTTTAAATACACTCAAGATGTCTCTATAACTTTTTTAAGTTTTAAAGTGTATACATATTAGACTCTTTTCAGTAAAAAGGGACTGTAAAAATATGATACATAATCTAAAAGATAAAAAGCAAAAAGGAGGCTCAACACGAATGTTTGCGGACTTACAGAGTAAGTTTTTTTCATTCCTTATCGATCCAGTTTTTTGTGACGGATTTATATTGTTGTTGTTTGCTCTATCACTATGGGTTGGATGGTTTGGACCCTTCATGGCTATAGCGTGGGTCGCTCTCTTTTTAGGGGCGAGAAGGATAATATCTTATTTTAAAAAATAAATAAATAAATAAATAAATATTAAGCGGGGCTTTCGCTCCGCTTTTTACTTTTTAAGTGTAGTTATATACGGTTGCATGACTACTAAATTAGTTATAAATGGATTACCTGTTCACGTTCTAAAAAGAAAGGTAAAAATATTTGATGATGACGACTCGGTTTCGGATGATGAAGCTATGTTGTTAGTTAAATATCTATACGATGAAGGATTTATAAACGGTCCGAACGTCAATTGCGAGATCATTGTTGATGACCATTTTGAATAACATCCATAAGCTCGAAGTATTTAAGTTTGAAGATGTTTTTATAGATTCTGAGGGTTTACATCTACCTAATCAATTCATGCCTTTTCAGGGGGCCCAATACCCCGATAAGTTTTCATCGCAGGAAACTTTCCCAAGTAATTGTTTACTAAAAAATAAAGAGCGTAAGTTTACGAAGAGAAATGATCTCTCCTTTAAAGAGGCTTTTGATTTCCCTTTTAATCAGAATCCTAACGTTTCTCCCGTATACGGCTTGAGCTGTAAAGGCCTTGATTTTGAATGCTACGGTTTAATGTGGTGGACTATCCAGCAGCTAAGAGCCTTTGAGAATTTTGATTGCGGCAAAAAAATTTTATTAAGAACGGGTAAGACCTATGTAAATAACCCTGATTTTCATTTTAATACTTTGGGATTTGACACAATTAGAGCGTTAAGACCAAATCGGTCTTATTATGTAAAAAAACTTTTCTACGCCGAGCCCAAACAACATCCGTGTCATTTTTCTCAGGAGGGCATTGAATGGATTCGCAAGAAGTACGTTCATCATAATAACGACATCGATCTAAGCAAAACTACCGAGAGACTTTACTTAAGTCGTAATAAATACTGGCGTAGATTCACCCTCAACGAAGAAGATTTTGTTGATTTCCTAAGCGATAACGGTTTCAAGATTTTAGATGGGACAGAGAGTCAAAATGATCAGATTGAGCATTTTCGCAATGCAAAAATAATAATTGCGCCCTCGGGTTCAATGCTGAAGAATACTATTTTCTGTGAAAAAGACCCTTTAGTTATAGAGGTAACTGGTAAAATTTCTAACGAAAAACATGGGGCTTGGGAATTCGAAAAGAATGCTCTCGATTTTGGCCTTACAAATTATAAAAAAATTTTAGTAGACTCCGAGGAGGCGTACGACATACGTTTACCAATCGAAAAAATAAAAGAAGCCTTAAAGCCTTTTTTCTAATTCATTTAGGGATTTTATCTGTCCTAGTATACTCGTGGCATTTTCGTAACAGATTTTCCCCACCTTAATTGTCTTAGGGTAATTATATTCCTTATCTATCCTTACGCCCTCCTCCGCGTCCTCCGGCGTTATAAAGTCGTCTACGTAATCGAACCAGCCCTTCCTCTTTAGAAGTTCGTAATAAAAATCTATTTTTTCTTTTTCGCTTTCTATTAAGATATCCATTTTTAAATCTTTTTTAGATATCATGGTAATAAAGCGAAAGTATAGACCCTCATCATAAGTCATGTCACTCAGTACAATTAAGTTCATATTAGTTATTACACTTTTTCATAATGCTTGACTTTTTTTTCTAAAATTGATAACCTATCCTTAATGAAAGAAGATAGAAAAAAGTGTTCCGATCTTATGGAGGAAGCTAATATCCTAATGAAGTCGGTGGATTATTGGAATGAAAAGATGAATTCCATAGTCAAAAAGTATGAAATTCTATTGTCAAAAGATCATCATAGCGTTCAAGAGCTTAAACGAATGGAAGCTCTAGACAGTGAAATAGATGTGTTATCTCACAGGTTAGACCTCGAATACTCTTCTATTCAAAGCATGGAAGGTAAAATCGAAAAGGAACTCATCTTAAATCAAGAAAAGAAAAATGATCTTAAAAAAACAAAAAAAAAAGGCAAAAATAAAAAGCCTAAAAAGCCTAAGAAACCTAAATGATCAGCCTTCAGCATAAGAAAGATTATTTAAAACACCTAAATGATAACACCTTTTGTCGCTTGGGTAGTTCAAGAATCTCTGGAGTTGGCGTGTTCGCTTTAGTAGATATCCCTGAGAACATTAACCCCTTCATAAGTTTCCCCTTCAGAGAAGAGCTTTCTATAGACGTTTCCCCACAAGAGCTTTCCTCCCTAAGACAGGAGGTACAGGAATATATAAAGGACTTCTTTGCTCAAGACTCTCGCTGCAACTACCCAGTAAAAGCTACTGGATTAAATGATTTAAACATAACCCACTACGTCAACCATTCCGAAAGTGCGAACCTTCACATCGACACTGGCTCCCCCCTCCCTTCCGCCTCTACTAAAAATGAATCACCCCAAGATTCGCGCCCCTCTCCCCCCTCGCCTCTTCATGGAGCTCTGAATACTTTTTTAACTAAAAGGAGAGTCCTGAGAGGGGAAGAATTAACTTGTAATTACAGAGGCTTTTTAAGTGTAAATAATAATACAGATCAATTTAACTTTTTAAGCAGAGAAGATGAAGCCGGTATTTCAATTTACGAACACAAAGGGGGTAAAGTATGATATTATCTTCAGGAAGCCCCACAAGGCCAATGGGGACGACGTAGACGGCCTCTGTGAAGACCCTTGCGAGTCTAAAGCTAATTACAATCCCCGCATTTACATTAACCCATACTTAACTAAGAAATCAGAGCTAAATACATGCATACATGAGATGGCGCACGCTTTTTTTTGGGATAAAAGTGAAACCGACATCGCTAGATACGCGGATGTAGTGAGTAATTTTCTTTACCAGAACGGATGGAGGCTGCCTAAGAGAAAATTTCGGGCTCCCTTGCGTAGCAAGAAATGATTTAAGAATTTTGAAGAGTGAGTAAAATGGAGGGAAGAGTATTTTAAATCAAATAATAAATTTCATAGAGCTTATTTAAATATGACCCCCGAAGAAGCAGAAAAAACTAAAGAGAATTGCCGCAGCCTATTAAATGATATAATTTTAACGGCTGAAGAGCAGGACGCGGTTCATAAAGTTGCAGCTATAAAAGCCGGAAAAGGGTCGCAAGCCGTGGGTCAAAGCTGGATGGTTTTTCACTTAAAAGCCTTAAAAGAACATTTAAATGAAGTATTGTAAGCGCTCAACATTATTGATTGCATACAAGGAAATTAATTCCATTCTCTTAAAGCTAGAGAAAGAATACTTAGAGTTAGCTCGGAGTTCTCCAGAAAATACCGGAGAAGGGATTTACGGAGTTTATGCTATAAAAAAAGTAAGAAACAATCTTTTAAACCTTCTGCAAGAACGTGAGTAATTTTCTTCGATATACTAAAACATATTTAGTGGGTCACATGCAATACTCCAACGGAAGAGATTGGAGAGAGTATGCGGAAAAAGAGTTAGGTTCCCTTAATATAACCGCCTTCAATCCCTACAAACATCCCTTCCTTAAAGACATCGACGAAGGAGAGAAGAAAAGAGAAGAAATGAAGCTCGCAATCGAGCAGGGGGATTACGAAAAAGCGGCTGCATGGATGAGAGATGTTCGCAGCTATGATCTTAATTTAGTAGATAGATCAGACTTCATTATCGCTCATTTGATTCCGCACGTTGCAAGCTGGGGGAGCGGGGAAGAGTTGGTAACCGCCGTGAGAATGAAAAAACCCATTTTCGTAAGCATAGAAGGAGGAAAGAAGAAAACTCCCTTATGGATACTCGGCCAGATTCCACCTAATTACATATACGGCTCAATAGAAGAGGTCATCGCGATGATAAAGAAAATAGATTCCGGAGAAAAAGAAGTTGATAGCGAGAGGTGGAGACTCTTGAGAGAGGACTTGAGGTAATGCCACTTCGAGACAAAGAAAAACGTGCCGCCTACAAAAAGGTCTATAACAAAGCCTATCGTGAAGCTAATAAGGATAAAATCAAAGCTTACTTCGAAGCCTACTACGAAGCTAATAAGGATAAAAGCAAAGCCTACTACGAAGCTAATAAGGAAGCTAATAAGGGAAAGAAAGCTGCTCGAATGAAAGCTTATTACGCAGCTAATAAGGAAAAGCACCTTGCTAGACAGAAAGTCTACAAGCAAGCTAATAAGGAAAAAAACAACGCACACGTCTCAAAACACAGAGCCTTAAAGAGGCAAGCTATACTACCGACAACTGATAATGAATTAATAAAAAACCTCTACAAGCGAAGAGTAGTCATGACAGAGGAGAATGGCGAACAATACCACGTCGATCACATTATCCCGCTGTCCGTTGGGGGAGCGCACCATCAAGACAACATAAGGATAATCCCCGCCAAGGAAAACCAAGAAAAGGGTAACAAATACATCCCCGAACTCGGCGGCGTCTGGGCTGACAGCGCTTTAGCAAGAGAAACAAAAAAGAAACTTAAAAATAAAATAATTTTAAAAAAGTATTGACTCAAAGTTATTATTATCTACAATAAGTCTCATAGCCAATGGAGTGCGATAAATGTAAAAAAGATGTTGACCCCCGCGATGACGCGGTAAGAGTATCTGCAATTGCATGGAATGAGCCTGAGACTTTGCTTTTCGGTGGCGTACGACACGTACAATGTAGCCCCAGCAGAGCACAACATATTGTCCACCCAGACTTTTCACCAGTTTTTGATGACCGCTATAGCTTTGATAAAAGACAATGGACCGACCCTGACCATCCGGTATACCAAAGGCATGGTCCAGATTTCGCTAAAGAGTGCGAAGATCGATATACTAAAGCGTGGGCACAGCTTCAAGACGAGTGCGACTTAGAAGAAGCTAAAGAAAAGATTTTCAAGCGCAGCCCTTACGTCGAATTAAAGGAGAAATTAAAGAAGTCATGCAAGTAATAGTTTACTACAATCCGAAAAAGAAGTGCCTAGAAATTAAAGGGCGCAAGGGTAATCGCGGCCATTCCGTAAGAAATGGAAAGCAACTTGACGTTCTTAAACGAACCCATGCTTTGGATTTGGGAGATGTGTCTCTCAATAGGAGAACCTTCTCAGGAAAGGTGGACTTAGACACGATTCGCTCTTTAGAAGAGAAAAAGTCTCCACGTCCCAAGTGGAAGAATCAAGTCGTGATAAAGAAAAGGGACGGCGTCAATAAACTCATTGATGTTAAAACGGGTAATAAATTAGAAGCTTATGCTCCTAGACTCTTCCTAGAAGATTGTAAAATTTTTGCACTGTAAATAAAAAGAAAGAAATAAATATTATGATTATGAAAGAGTTAGTAGAAATGGAAACGCCGCAAGTCCAACCCTTGTTGGTGAATGGAGAAGATAGTTCTCCGAGTTGCTTCAGAATGCCCCTAGATACTATGAGGGCGGCAACGCCTGAAGAGGCTACTTTATCAGTTCACTTAGTTGACGATCCAATCATCGGATACTTTAGGGGCGGAAAGTTTAAGCATTATACCAATGGTGGGGCTCAGATAGAACTCAGCAAGGATAGTCCTGCTGATTGGGATAAGTCAGAAACGCAAATTTTCTTTACTGAGGGGTTCTCCGAGAGGATTGTGGCTCCGTTCAGAAATGAGAATGGAAAGATTAGTCCCCAAGGATTGAAGACTCTTGGCGAGATGGCTATTTACGAGTATCTCGTACATACAGACCTTTAGTGCTTATTGTTCTTTAAAATAATTTTGCCGGTTGATCGCTGGCAAAGGGTGTGACCGAATAAACTGCTGTCGCGGCAGTTAAGGTACAGCGCTCGTAGGCAGGAGATTACCGTCTCTAGGGGCTTACAAGGGCTGGTTCAAAGTAGGGTTTCTCACTGAAACTCAAGCTGTGACTCCGAAACGATGGAGGTAAATGAGATTCCTCCCACCCACTAATTTCTAAAAATGCAAGATAACGTTAAATACTTTAAAGAGGAAGACAGGTTTTATGTCTTAGTCGATTATCCTTACGACGGAGCGCGAATTAACACCGTGGAAGTCGTTAAGGATTATGTTTCTTTGGACTTAGATATGAACTCCGGAGGAATTTACCTAGTTGAAATATACAAAGTAGCCGACCTCCTTGAGGCTAGCTTTTCCGACGAGAAGATTAAGTATAGTGGTGATACCGATTCACTTTCTATTTCTCTAACGCCCAATGACGATACGGAAGGCCCATGCGATTTAGTTTTTAGGACCGAAGATGAAGTTATGATTTCCTTAAATAGGACCGAAGTGGGAAATCTAACTGGAATTGAGATAGTAGGCTTTCAGTTTGCAATTAATCACAAAGACTTTATTGTATAAGTGTATTAATAAATGTGAAAATTATTTATTTTATAATGGGTCTGGGAATAATAGCGTGGGAAGAAATTAAAAAATTAATAAAAAAATGAACCGTAGAGACTTTATTAAAGCTGTCCCAGTCCTTGCCCTTGCGACTTCAGTTACGGAAACTACAACACAGCAACCGAGCGTAATCAAAAGATTCCCCTATTACGTTAATTGCTACATTCAAAACCAAAAACACTGGCCCCTAGAGGAATATGAAGGCGGGATTTTTGGAGAAGGGCAGCACAAAAAATATGAGATGGGTCATGCGGGCGAGAAGTGGGTTGACGGTAAATTACGTTTTTACGGATTCAAGCTAGCTATAGACTTTATTGAGATTCACAGCTTAGTTGTTCCGTTTGAGCATGAAATTGCTTATGAGATTTTTCACGAGAGGACAAGTGACCCCCTTACTCCTCCCAAGCATATTTATAATTATTGGGCAAAAATAAACCCTTTCAAAGAAATTAAATGGATTCGACCAGACTACATTGATCATGAATCAGACGGCTTAATAGAATATGCTTAGTAAACTAACTCTTCAAGAGAGGTATTACATCTTTGTATCTATTTGCTTAGTATGGATGATGGGGCATCAATCTTATTATACTTATCGCGCCGACGAGCTTATTCATGAAGCTCTAGAGGAGGGCAATAACCTCGTTAATAGATACAACCGAGTAAACGACGAACTTCAACAAGAAAATACGGGGCTAAAACATAACTTGATACACGAACAAGTAATGCATCAAGCCTCCAAGGGTCACAGGAAGATGCTTGAGGGGCAAATAAATGCTATAAGCAATTACTATCGCAAGGAAATCGTAAAAGTGAACGACGAGTTATTTGACTTAAAGCATAAGGAGAAAGATGAGTAATAAAGGTTTAGAAGGCGTGCGAGGCGAGAGCGGAGTGCATAACAAAGCTAAGGTCGTAGAGAAGGATTGGGGCCGCGAAATATGGATAGCTAATAACCAAGAGGAAAATTATTGCGGTAAGATTATACAGATACACCAAGGCTATAATACCTCTCTTCACTTTCACTTAGAAAAGCACGAAACGTTCTATATTACCAAGGGAATGCTCCAAGTAGAACTTATTTGCACTGTCGAAGGGGTCTCGATGACAAAGATTTTGAGTAACGGAGACTCGTTGACTATAGATAGAGGGCAGCCTCACCGCTTAACGGCTTATGATGGAGATGTTGAATTTATAGAAATAAGCACTTTTCACAAAGACTGCGATAGCTTAAGGATTAGCCGGTGATTTATTTGCTATACGGACAGCCCGGATCAGGCAAGACTACTCTAGGCAAACTATTAGCGGAGAGCCTCAACACTCCCTTCGTTATTGACGGCGATGAATTTAGGGGGATGTTCGCAAACGAAAACTACAGTAATCTTGGTCGTGAAGAAAACCTTAAAAACGCAAACGCCGTAGCGACTTATCTAAATAAAAAAGGGAGTCGAGATGAGTGGTCTGCTATTTACTTCAAGAAGACAGGAAACTTGATACAAGGTCGGCCTGTGAAAAACGCTACTGATGTAGTTATGTGCTTAGTGAGTCCATACGAGCGTTTAAGAGAAGACTTAAAGAAAAATAACGACGGTTGCGTTACAGAAATCTTATTGACCTCCGCTAGAGAGCTAAGAAAAGAATACCACGCGGAAGATTTTGAAGCAGGAAGCCCAACCTATAGGCTTACTACAGATTCGAAAATAGAAGATAGCTGGAGTAGGTTAAAATTTATGCTAAAAATATGAAGCTAGATTTACCTAATGTAACTTTAGTGTGCGTGGAAGACAGAGGAGAAGAGCTTGTCCTCACTGCTTCTGAAATAATTTCCGGAATAAAGGATCACATTAATTTTTATGACGTGAAACTTTTATCTTCCACCTCTCTGAAAGGAGTAACGCATAAAATTAGCCCAATCAATAACTTAAAAGATTATAATATTTTTATTTTAAATGAGTTAATAAATTATGTAGATAGCGAGTTCGTGATGATGATCCAAACTGACGGTTATCCGATTGCACCACAGAACTGGTCGCCGCTTTTCTTAAATTATGATTACATTGGTGCTCCTTGGTCACGTACCCTAAACAAGAATGAGGCGTCTGTGCCAATTACGCCAACGGCAGAACAGTTGCTTCTGCGGGCAGGAAGGAGCGTAGGAAACGGAGGCTTTTCATTACGCTCTAAAAGACTACTGAAAGAAGTAGCTTCTCGTAATTACCAATGCACCCCCCTTGATTGGGACGAGTTTGACGTCAAGGGGTTTGAGTTTAATGAAGATGAATATGTATGTCGATATTTAAATAAAGATTTAATTTCCAAAGGCTTCACTTTCGCTCCCGTAGAAGTAGCTGAAGCTTTTTCGATTGAGAATGATTTGTGGGTTGGTCAATTTGGTTTCCACGGTCACGATACTATAAAATTAAATAAAAGGTTTGGAGGTTTTAAGTTTAACCGTCACGTTTACGAATTATGAGGTTCTTTTTATTTAAAATTTTATTTAAATTGACTTGGTGGGTGGCCCCAAATAAACTTCGCATTAATAAGGTTTTTAACCTTTATTTAGAATATATTAAAGCGGAGGAAGCTTTTGCTGAGTGCCAAAGGAGGCAAGCGGAAATGGATGCGTGCACTCAACCCCGCACTGAAACTTATGAACATCTTACCTGCAAGAGACAGAGAGAGATTTTTAAGGACTCGATGCCTCCGCGAGTAATGGATAGCTCACCAAGGGCTCACTATTCAGATTACGACGAAGCCGTAGCTTATCATGAGAATAGATTAAAAAAATATAATGAAAAACATCTTAAATGAAAAAACATTGGGATAACACCACCTCCCCCTCGACTTACGTTATATCCCGAAGCGTTTCAAATGGGAAGTATCGTGTTTTTAGGGAGGTTTTTAGAGGGGGCTACGTGGACGGGATGATGTATATTAAATCTCTTGATAATGGCGGTATGATAAGCTTTGCGAGTGACTACCTTCCGGTCGTCAGAGAGACCGCCAAAAGAGCATACAGAGCCTTGATGGCTCAAAAAGAATTGAGGCGAGAAATAATTAAATTAAAAAAACAAATAAAATGAAAATATTATTTTTTTTATTATTAGCTCTTAGTTTAAACGCTGCCCCTTCTACTCATAAGTCAGTGTCAAATAATTTAAATACTATCGTCATTAAAGAAATAACTCTCGATGATCTTACAATAGAGGAGTTTATGAAATTGCTTCAGGATAAGTCAGGAGGCAAAGTAAATTTCATATATTTTCAAAAAAAAGAGGTAAACCCTCCCCCAGCAGTACCTACCAATAACGTCCCCGCTTTCGACCCTTTAACTGGGTTACCTATAGGTAATCTTCAGTTTAATATTCCGCTCCCCATCGCTCCCCTAGAGCCCAAATCCCCCAGAATAAGAGCGATTCACGCTTCTCTTAAAAATATTACCCTTAAACAGCTTTTAGATATCTCTATCATTTGCTTTGATCAGCCCATGAAGTACGTTGTAGCTGATTTTGGAGTAGTATTCATTCCCCTTGAAGACGGAGAAAAACAACTCTTCTTACGTAGATATCAAATAAATCCAAATATTTTTAAAAGATAACGACGGGATAAAATGAGAAAAGCGAGCTACGAGGGATGGTTAAAATGGAGAGAAGAATACCGTGAAAACAACTCAGAGATGTTTAATAAAGAAGAATCAACCAAAGAACAACAAATGGAAGCTTGGGAAAAATCTCTCAGGGAGTCAGACTCAGGCCACAGACCGTGTTAAAAACAGATGATTGAATACCTTTTATTACTACAAATACCTTTTTATATAATTGCTGCGGGGGTTTGGTACATAGCTCGGAAGATGAAATAATATGGCTGATAAAGAAAAATTCTTTAAATGTGATTGCCATAGCGAAGGTATGCTCATCACCAAGTTCGACGATGAGGAAGAACTGTACTTTAGCTACTGGCGTGAGGGCATCAACCCCATCAAATTATCTTGGTGGATGCGACTAAGACTGTGCTGGATGGTGCTGACGAAAGGCAATGTCTATAATGACCAAGTTATTCTAAATAAAGAAAAAGCTATGGAGCTTGCACTGTGGATTCAAGAAGAACATGACCACATTACGACGTTGGGACTTCTTGACGCCGAACCACAATCTAAGGATAATGAATAGTTATGTGGAACAATAGAATAGTTAAACACAAGAAAGACGACATCACATGGCATAGCGTCCATGAAGTATTCTATCATGAGAATGGTGGCATTAACGGCTACACCGAAGACCCAATTACCATCCTTGGCGAGACGGTGGAAGAAGTTAAGTCTCAGCTAAAAATGATAATGAAAGACATTGAAAAACATGAGGTAATAGACGCTTCGACGGTTAAATTTGAGGATTGGCATGATGAAAAAGAATAAAAAAGAACAACTGCCTAGCATCTATGTCAGCGAGGTGAAAGACAATTCAGACGGTAGTTGCACCGTGACCTTTGACACGAATAAAGCATTTGATGAGTTGTACAAAAAGGAAAAGGGGCGCAAGCGCGTAAGCAACAAGGGTCTTGGAAATTATGTACTGGAGCTTATCAGAAAGGGTTTAGCTAAAGAAGACGGGTACGATTTAAAGACTTTAACTAATTTTCCCAACGACTTATGCTGAAGTGTATATTTTATTGTCATGGAAATCGATTTTACAAAACAGATTATAGAAGCTAAAGAGAAAAAAGCCCTAAACAAGCCGTTTCGCACCGCTGGTGGCCCCAAGAAATTCTCTGTTTACGTTAAGAACGAGAAGGGCAATATCGTAAAAGTTAACTTTGGCGATCCAAATATGGAAATAAAGCGCGACGATCCCAAACGACGAAAGAGCTTTAGGGCTAGGCATGACTGTGATAACGCTGGCCCGAAATGGAAAGCTCGTTATTGGTCTTGCAAAATGTGGGAATCTAAAAAATCCGTCACCGATTATCTCAAAGGTTCTCAAGAATGGGACGGCGAAACTTTTCATGATCTAAATAAAATTTTAGCACTGAGCTCAAGCCTCCTAAATGTAAATATCGAACCGGATGAAGAGGAGGATGAGGGCTGTGGTGATTGTGGGTGCGGGGGGTGCAAAAATGATTAAAATAGTTTTGGAAACGGGTTACGACCAACACTACGAAAAAGCAACCCCCAATGGAACGCATAAGGGCAGCGTCACGTACGAAGAAGTAGAGCTTACCGAAGAGCAAGCTCAAAAACTTTTACAAGGCTTCCTTAATCGCTTAGATCAAGGGAGCGCAATTCAATTTATTAATAAATACAAGAAATAAGATTGACCAAATAGTATATTCTCTGTATAGTTTCACTATGTTTAAAGGAAAAATTCGCACACTTTGTGGTAATGAGTTTACCGCTTTTTTTCTAAAAGACGCTTCTTCTGACTGCAGTGATTCCGAGCGGCCCTTAAATCAGCGCGACTCCGGTGGGAAGCATAGCGGTTGCGCCTCTTACTCTTTAAAAGACAAGCCTTCTTTGCTAAATAAGTTAAGAGACTTAAACTGGATGGA